CGCGGGCGAGGTCGGCGCCGGTGAGGTCGGCGCGGGCGAGGCGGGCGTCGGTGAGGTCGGCGCCGGTGAGGTCGGCGCGGGCGAGGTCGGCGCCGGTGAGGCGGGCGTCGGTGAGGTCGGCGCCGGTGAGGTCGGCGCGGGCGAGGTCGGCGCCGGTGAGGCGGGCGCCGGTGAGGTTGGCGCGGGTGAGGTCGGCGCGGGCGAGGCGGGCGTCGGTGAGGTCGGCGCCGGTGAGGTTGGCGCCGGTGAGGTTGGCGCCGCGCGCTACGGCCTGCTCGACGGCAGTGCGCATCGGGTTGGCGCAATCATCGGGCACAGTCTCGGTGGCGCAGGGTTCATCGTTCCAGCGGTGTGGGATCTTGACTTGCATTTGCGTGGTTTCCAATCTGAGTGGTTGTTGAGAGTATGGGATTTGATAGACGATTTAGGACTTGGGCACCTGGACGAACACGTACCCGTCTCCGGTGCCGCCCATCACGAGGTCGTTCCGCTCGGCCCATCCGAGTTGGTCCATGAGCTGCAGCGCCGCAGTGGCGTGATTCTGCGAGGGACTGAGCGCGTGGTCCCATGGAACGGAGATGCGCTTGGCTTCGCAGCGGGCGATGACGCGCGAGCCGTTGCTGTCGGTGGGGCCGCGGTAGCTGGTCGTGATGGCTTGGCGGCACATGGCAGTAAGGTAATGGCAGTCTTGCTTGGTAAGCATGGTTTCCTCGGCTGTGGGTGGGTATTGGGTCCGGCCAACCCTCGGCAAGAGGGCTCGACGGGCGCAATAAGGCCCTGAGGTTAGCGATTCCAGGTCCGCTCTGGCGAGTCCCAGTACGCCAGGCGAGCCGCCTCGACAGCCGCGATCGCTCGAGTGACGGCTTCCGGGTTAGCGGCCTCGTACCGCTCCTCGCATTCCGTGCAGCATGAGTGCAGGGCACGGCGCGCCCCAGTCGGTGCGGCGCGAGACTCCGCCACTGCAATCTGCGCATGACACCCACAGCACCAAACGCAGGTCTCGTTGCCGAACGCGCCGGGGCGCCAGTCGAGGCGGCTCACGATCGCACCTCGTTTGAGGTGAGGATAAGGTCGATGCCGTTGGTGTGCTCCTCGAGCGTCCATCCGGACGGAATGTCCCGCGACCGGAGATCGCGTATAGCCGATGCCCGGTTGGGACCAGCGCCGACATAAAACAACGCCCGCCCATCACTCGACGTGCCGCTGCGCAATGCCAGCATGTCCCGGGGGATCACGAGCGCACCTCGCAGTTATAGCCGCTCCGATGGCCGCACGGCGTCTCGCCGCAGTGCGGACAAAACTCGTCCTCGTCCTGCGCTCGCGCGCTGTTGATCGCGTCGGCGCAGAGCTGCCGGGCGCGGATGTCGGCGTCGACGTGCTCCGGGATGATCCCGAGCACCTCGAGCGCGGACCGATGAGGCTCGACGTCGGTGATCTCGCCGAGTCCGCCTGAGAGAGCAACGGCGCAGATCGTGGCCTGCAGGTCGTCGTTGGCGTGGTTGGCCTCAGCGGCGAGCATGCGGATGTCGCGGTCGGTGATCGTGGCGGCGGTGAGCTTGGCGCCGGTGAGGTCGGCGCGGGTGGACGCGCCAGGGCGCCAGTTGAGGCGGGCCATCACACCCTCGCATCCGCGCGGCCGTTGCGCTCCATCTGCCGCGCCGTGGACAGCTTGTTCTGTGCGTCGTTGTAGCGGTCCGAGATGAACACGTGGTCCTGCGAGTGGCGCACGATGGCGCCCGTCTTGAGCGCGTTGGCTCGAGCGTTCCACAGCTCACTGACGACGAAGGCCCAGCAGTTGCCCGTGCGCGGCCGGCTCGCGGCCTTGTGGTAGGTGTGCAGCGCGCGGCGGACCGCGATCATCGCGTGCAGGTTGGAGCGCGGTGCGAGCTCGTGCTCGGTGCGGGCGATGATTTCGCGAGCGGCGCGGTGCGACTGCTGGACAGGAGTCAGATCCGGGTCGATGGCCAGGGTGAGGTCAATCGACAGCGTACGAGCTGCTTGCTCGCGAGCGGCCACATCGAGCGGCAGCTGGCCGGCGGGCGTGCACCATGCGGTCATCGTGTCAGCTTGGGAGTTGTGCTGGGGGAGTAACACTGCGTCCCTGGGATTCTTGTTTGGCGTCGTCATGGCAGTGGTCCTTTCGAGTTTGACTTGGTTGGGTGAGTAGTGGATTTGGTACGTGCTAGTGGGACTCGTCGCAGGTGGCGCGAGGGCATCCGTGCTCCTTGCAGTAGGCATCGGGGTCGATCGCGGGCTTGCACTCGCACCACTCGCACGGGTTCTGCGGCACGTCGTCGAGGGTCGAGAGCCAAGCGAGCATGTCGGGCTCGTCCTCGGCGATGTAGATCCAGCCGGCCGTGGGACTCGGTCCGACCATGCTCGGGCGGCTCAGCGAGTTGCGCTCCCTGGCGGCAATCCAGAGGTGGCGCGGCTCCTGGCCGATGGTGCGGTCCATCTCGTAGGGGATGCCGAACAGCTGCAGGCTATCCGGTGCACGGAACAGGATGCGGATGGTGTCGAGCGGCAGTGTGATGTGGGTCATTGCGGTTTGGTCCTTTCGAGTTGTGGTCGTGGCGTCGGTCAGTGCACCTCGTCGAGGTGCAGCCGATGGGCGCCAGGGCCCGGAGTGCTAGAGGGACAGGGTCTCGACGCTGACGACGCAGACGTGCTCGTATTCGTCATACAGCGCCAGTTGCGCAGCGTCCCGGTTGGCCCCATCGCGCTCGACGATGAACCTGCGCTTGACGCCGATGCCTCCCTTGCGCCGGGCCTCGATGTTGAATCGGAAGCGCATGACTATCCAGCCTTTCGCGCACGGCGCATGGCTGCCGCGGTCGCGATGGCATGCAGGGTGTCGTATTTACGGCGCTCGGGCGCCTTTCGCACGGCGCCGTTGGCGTCGCAGTATCTGGCTTCGCGCTCCATGTCGAGGGCCTCGCCGTGCTCGGTGGCCCACGCCAGCTGCTCGGGCGTGTAGTCCGCGAAGTAGTCGCGGTCGGTGTCGCCGGGCTTCATGGCCACGAGCGACATCACGAGCTCTTTCGCCGCCATGCCGTCGGATGAGCCATGGAGTGCACAGCACAGCTGGCCGACCGGAAAGATCACGTCCTGACCGTGCTTGACCTCGACGGTGAGCTTGACCCGACCGGCAGAGTCCCATCCACCGCGCGAGCCGAATTGGGTGGTGATGTTGCCGTCGTAGCAGGTAATCACGATCAGGGCGCATTCCTTGTTCCACTTCACGGCGTCCTCGTGGGCGATGCGGTCCTGGTACGTTGGCTTGCGACCAAGAGGTGGCACGATTACGGGGCGGCGATTACTGAGGCGAATGCGGAGCGTGAATGCGACGTTTGGATTCGACATGGTGGGTGGGGTCCTTTCGTGTGGCGGAGTTGACTTGGCGTGATGAGTATTTGATTTGACTAGGCTATCGGGCTACGGAACCAGCGCAGATCGGACTCGGTGAGGGCCTCCGCCTGGCGCCGCCACGCGTTGGACAGGAAGCGGCCACGGCCGTCGCGGGGTTGCTCGGTGCGGTAGGGCACGACGAGCGGCGCCGGCTTGGCGAACAGGGCCAGGATGCGGTCCAGGAGCGAGGCGCGCTTGCTGGCAGTGGCGAGCTCGACGAGGATGCCCAGCTGGCGGCGCCGCGCGTTGAACGCGGCCTCGTAGTCGGCGATCGGGCGGATGATGGGCAGTGCGGAGACGGTCGACGGGGCACAAAGGGCGGACATGGTGGCTCCTGGGTGTGGTACTTGCGTTGGTCCAGCGCTGGCGTGAATCCAGCGCTCGATTGGGCGCAAGGCCCGGAGTGACTATTCCCAGGGGCTGCGCCAGTCGAGGCCGCGCTTGGTGGCGGCGTCCATCGCGGCCTGGAAATGCGGAGTACGGTCCGGGTCCCTCTGGGCGCCCTCACGCTCCTTATGCACGGTGGCAATCACCTGCGCGTCGGTCAGCGTGGCGCAGTAGGCGCGGAATTCGTCGTACTCGAGATTGGTCTTTGCGGACATGGTGTGTGCTCCTGGTGCGCGGTGGTTAGTGGGTTAGTGGCACTGGGCGAAGGCGGGCTTGAGGTTCTCGTCCTCGCAGTTGGTGGAGCCGTCGGGCTTGGCAGCGGCGACGCAGGCGTCGACCACGGCCTGCTCGCAGGCCTCGATGGCCTTGGCGGCACGGGCACGGGCCTTCACGATCTTGGCGTTGGCACGGGCCAGGGAGAGCTGGGCACGAGCGGCGGCCACGTCGTCGTCGGGCTGCTCGGCCTTGCAGATGGCGCGAGCCTCGCTGACTGGGATTCCGCCGTCCGGGCCAGTGCGCTCGTGGATGCAGCTGCGCATCCAGGCGGTGTCGCGCTTGGCGACGCGAGCGTGGCGCGGCTTCGCGTCGGCGATGTTGGCGAGAGAGGCGAGGACGAGAGCAATGGCGGCGAGGGTGCGCATGGTGTGGGTCTCCTGTGGGGTGGTGGACAGTGGTGTCCGGCGGCAGCTCGAGCGGACTCGAGGCGTCGACGGGCACAGCGGCCCTGCGTGGCTAGTTGCCGACGGTCCAGGTGAAGACGTGGGCCGAGAGCGCGGGGCGAAGCCAGCCCTCGCGGTAGGTGAGCGTCGAGGCGGCGCCGTCGGCGTCGAGCGTCGAGATGACCCACTGACCGGGGAATGCGGCCGCCTTGACGATGACGCCCGTGTTGTAGTGGTCGAACATCCACACCAGAGCGCCGGGCTGGTAGTCGGTCGTGAGCAGCAGCTGGAATGCGGCGCGCCACGGGGCGAAGATGGCCTCGCTGTGGGCCTGGAAGCCGGCGATGTCGGCGTCGAGTTGGGGGTCGGCGTCCTGGGTCATGGGCGAGATGGTATGCGTGGTCGAGGTGGTCATGTTCGTGGGCCTTTCGTTGTGTATTACTGTTGAGCGTTGCGGTTGAGTAGTACTGTTTACAGTGCTGCCAGGATGGCGGCGTTGCGAGCTCGGCGGGCGATGTCCTCGGCGACCCACAGGGTGAGCATGCGGGTCTGCTCGGCGATAACTTGAGCGGCGGACATCGAGGCGAAGCGGCTGGTGGGGGCGAGGGTCGTGGGCATGGTGGTATCTCCTGTGGGCTTCCCGGTTTTTCTCCGGTGATCGAAAACCAAAGCATCAAGCGTGCCAACCGCGAAATCATTGGGTTTTTCGCCGTTCCTCGCGCGATCGTCCTGCTTGTAGGCACCGCAAATTGTCACTTTGCTGTGTAATCTTTGCGGACCGCGAAATCATTGAGGATTTTCGGTGGGACGGATCGATGGTGCGGCGACCGCGGGCGCGATCGGGCCATCCGCATGAGTAGCCAGGCCGACCCGGGTTCTGCCGATCGCGCGGCGTGCGTGCACACGCACGTACACGCGCGGTGAATGATCCGCCGAGTGGGTCGATCATGTGCGTGTGCATGCGTGTGTGTGGGCATGCGCATAGGCTGCCCTGTGAGTGACAATGTCGCAGGGGGATATCCGTCCATCGCCAGGTCTGGCCTCAACGTGCGCCTACGGGGCGCCTATGCGTTCGTGGGCTCGATGAGTGAGCGCCCTGGGGACGCATGCGAGGCCACGTCGAGCTCGATGTGGTCAGACCAATCATCATGCCATTAGTATTGTGTACTGGTACACACGAGTTGGCAACGGATTATAAGTGGTCAGACCACCGTGTAAGTAGGCGTACTCATTAAATAGTGGGGGGTAGGGGTAGGACAGCCGCGCATCTTTTCACCAGATCTGGGCTTCCAGATCACCGGAAGTGTGGTCATTTTGCCACGCAAGATTTGCGCACCATGACATTCTTGTCATATGGCAACGTATGTCAACGTATGGTCACTAGGAACCTGTTCAGTGCTCGAGCCCCTTCAGGTTCCGATCACGGATTTCCCGGTCGGCAGCCTGCCGGTCCAGTTTTATACTCTTACTTTCCATTTTCTCCTTTCTTCTTCTCTCCACCTCTCCGAGGGTGGAGAGAGAAGAGGTTAGTTGTACTAGCTACATGGTAGGTATTACAGCGACGGCACCTAAGATTTTATCACACGCCGCGCTGAAGCTTTTTGCCCCGTCGTATCCTATGAGAAAAAATCGGTATTCATAAAACTAGTGAGTTCTTAGTTGCTGTCCTTGCATTCTCCATATAGTGTGCCTTCATGGGATCACCGCAAAAAACAGAGTTCGGTAAGATTTGCCGAGAGTTGAGAGTACAAAATCGTTACAAACAGCGCGAAGTAGCCAACGGGATCGGGGTGAAGCTGTCCACCGTCGGCAATATGGAGTCCAGCCCCTTTAGGGTCATCGGCCTGGATAGGGTCGCCCGGATCGCCGAGTTCTACGCCTTACCGCCCGACCGGGCCGCCGAGCTACGAAAGGCGTGGGAGGGAACAGAGCTGTCGGCCTACGGCGAGAAGCGGCGCAAGAACTGGCAGAGGCAGGACCGCCTGCGCTCGAAGTCGAAACACTTCGACCGGGTCTTTCGCTCACTCGCCGAGGTCCTCGGCGTTTGCATCGAGGCCCTGCACGAGTTGTATCCGGGCAGGGTCTGCAAATGCTCCTTCGACGAGGACGAGCCGTGCGAGGTCTGCATGGCCCTCGAGAACCTCGGGCTCGAGACCTTCACCACGATCGAAAAGACGAGCGCCTCCATCGCCGCGCTGCAGACCAGGCTCGAGGAGGCGCGCGAGTCCACGCCCGAGAACGGGGCGACACCATGAGTTGGAGCAAGATCAGTAAATTTCACGTTCGGTTTCGCTCGATGACGCGCGCCACGAAGGTCTACGACCGCGGCGGATGGCGCAATGCAGTCAGATGGACCAAGTGGTCTAAGGTTGGGGAATTCGACACGTACCGTGATGCTGCCATCGAGGCCAATGACGGCAAGTACAAGACTGGACTCCGTCAGGTCGCTATTTTCTTCCACGGCAAGCCATACCGACAGCTCAGGAACTCCTCGGGGGATCTAATCGGATTTGCCGAGGGCAGGGATGCGATCAGGGCGAGCGGCGGAGGGCACTGGTGATCGCCCTCTGCCTGTTCTGCTGCCGCGCTCGGCAGCTCACGCTGGTCTGCACCGAGCCCGACGGAGCTCAGTGGTGGTTCTGTCGCCGGTGCACCGCCGACTTCCTGGCCGCCTTTGCCGGCATCCGTGCGCGCGCGCGGAGGTCCAGCTGACCGCCGGCGACGGCATTCGCTGCCCGGTCTGCGATTCCACCACCGGCGTGAGCAACACCCAACAGGGCCGCGGTCACATCCGCCGGTTCAGGCGATGCCACGACCGGGAATGCCCCGGCCGGCTGTGGACCGTCGAACGCCCCGAGGCCGCACCGCCGCCAGATCAGGTCATGGTGCCGCGCAGGCTGCTCAAGCAGCTCCGCGAGCTCGCCCGCAAGCTGTATTCTCCGACGGCCGCGCGCGAAACCGCTTGCGCATCACCGGAGGGCGATGATATTCCGGTGATCGAATGATCTCGTTTGGTGTCCTCGGCACGCCCGCACCCAAGGGCAGCTCTCGTCCGATGCTGAATCGCAAGACCGGAAAGCCATTCACGTTCAAGGGTGGCAGTCCGCAGAACTCAGAAAAGCTGACTACGTGGGACGGGGCGGTTCGCTCCGCGGCAATCAGCCGGATCGGCTCGGTCGGGTGTCCGCCGTTCGTTGAAGTGTCTCTGTTTGTCCAGCTCGTGTTCCGTCTGGCGCGTCCTGGCGGCCACTGGGGAAAAGGCAAGAACGCCGGCCGGCTATCCCCAAAGGCTCCAATGCTACCGCGCGGCAAGCCGGACATCGACAAGCTCGCTCGCTCCACCCTAGACTCGCTGACCGGGATTGTCTTCGACGACGACTCCAGGATCGTGCGCCTGGATCTGCGCAAGGTCTACGCTTCCCCCGGAGACGAGGGGGCGCATATCACGATCTCTGTAGAGATCCCCGACGAAACCTTTGGTGGTCCGTGAGTCGCTTCGTGAAGTGCATACCTCTCTGCACGGCGACGCTCACGCCCGGTGCGATCACGCAGCGCGTGGCCCGCGTCGACGAGCCCAGCGACGAGCTGTGCGCGATGATGGACACCGCCAATCGCAACCTCGACCATTCGCGGCGCCGCAAGATTCGCAAGAACCACGAGCGCGACCTCGGGCGTGGGTTCTGCTGCGTCGGGATCTCGGTCTACCCGGACGATCTCGCCGACCTCGACGAGGCGGTCGAGAAGCTCAAGGCCGCCGGCCGCAGCGACATGTCGCGCTCCAAGCTCCTGCGGATCGCGTTCAAGCGGCTCGACCTCGCCAAGCTCGCGGCCGAGCGCCCGGAGTGACTGCGAAATGGCAAATCGACCACAGGAAGCGAATGGCCGCGTTTCGTGAAGCGCGCCGCGCCGAGAGGCTGTGCCGCCAGTGCAAGCGGCCGGCGAAGCTCGACCCCAAGACCGGCAAGCCGATGGCGATGTGCGACGATCACCTCGCCGACGACCGCGCGCGCGCCGCGCGCCGCGCCAGCAGACTCAGAAAGGCGAAACGATGAGCCAGAAGTGCCACATCTGCGGTCCGGTTCGGTTTGAAGCGCCCGCGGTGATCTGCGCCTCGTGCGCATTCGCAGAGCTCGACGCCGGCCGCGAGATCGACATCACCGGATCGGGCGCCGCGGTCGAGCTTCGCTCGGTCCCGGCGGCCCCCAGCCGTGGCGCAGCGCCGGCGCCATGGGTGGCCAGAGCGTGGCGCGGGATGACGATGTGACCTCGGCCTACGTAGATTGCCCAAACTGCGCCGGCTACGGCCACATGCCGCCCGACTACTGGACGTCGTGCCCGGTCTGCAAGCAGACCCGCAGGGTGTGGGCGCCCGGAGCTCCGCTGTTCGGCTGCACGATCACGCTCTCGGACCGCTTCCCGGGCGAGATCGTCACGCTGGGCAACGGCGATCATGGTCGGATACTGTGGCACATGCCGCGCAAGACGAAAAAGGTCAACCCAGAGTGTACCTTTCTGGGCCTGATCGAGGAATTCACCGGGGTCGAGAGCTATTCGCCGATCTTCTATCCGTCTTGCGTCGGAGTTGCGTCGGTGGACGTTCCGCGCGTCATCGCCGACGACAAGGCCCACGATCGCGATCGCGATCTCGACTACGGTGACCCGATCCACCGACAAATCGCAGGAAGGCTGATCTAGACCATGTCCATGAACACCAAGCTGCTCAGAAAGATCGGGGAACCCCACCCCGAGACCATCCAGATCCGGCTCACCGAGGAGCAGCGCACCGATTGCCGCAAGCACGCGTGCGATCTGCGCGATCAGATCTTCTCGCTCGTCGAGGAGAAAAAGCTCAAGGTGGCCGAATTCGGCCAGCGGAAGAAGGCGCTCGAGAATCTCGAGGCCGTTTCGCGCCAGCAAGCTTCGACCGGGATCGAGATCGCGGCCGTCGTGGTCCAGGACTACCTCACGCCGACCAACGAAGTCATCTCGGTGCGCGTCGACACCAGCGACCAGGTCTCGCGCCGTCAGGCGTCCGCGGACGAGCTCCAAGAGGAGTTGTTCGGTGGCAGCGATGACGCAGGCGACGAAAGCGGATTCGGAAAACCCTCGTAGCTTCGCTATAATCTGGTAACGGAGGGTACATGGCCAAGAACACTTGCCGGGACTGCAATCGCAACGTGCTGCTGGTTCGCGTCGGCGGTGAGCTAGTCGCCACCGACCCCGAGCTGATCTCGGTCGTGACCGCGCAAAGCAGGACGTACGTCGGCGACGAATCGGGATCGCGCGTCGTGATGGCGACCAAGGCGACCTTCGCGCGCCGGCTGCACGCTGAGCGGTGCAGCGAATACGTCGAGGCGGCGCGCCGGGACCGTATCGCGGCGGACCTGCGCGCGTTCAACAAGAAAAACGGGGTCGCGCCCAGAAAGAACCACGGACTTTGACTGCCATGATCATGTTTCTGCGCGTGCTCGCCGGCGAGCTTGGCGATCGCGCGAACGGATGGGCTCGCGACTCGAGCAACGCGGCCTCCTCCGATCTGAAAGATCGCTTCGGACTGACGGCCGCCGTGCTGCGCGAGCTCGCCGGCGCGATCGAGGCCGCCATGAAAAAGACGCTGCTCGCATGAAGCCCGCGACTAACCCGGTGTACACGCCGGAGGAGCAGGCCGCACACGTCGCCGTGGTCAAGGCGGCGAGCGAGAAGGCCAACGCCAGTATGAAGCCAGCGCTCGACCTCTACCGTGAGCGCTGCTGGCTGTGGCACCTCAGCTGCGAGCTGCCCTACCGAGACCTCGAGCGGCTCAACGGCATCCTGAAACGGCTCACGCACGACGACCTGAAGCGGGTGGCCGCCTTCGCCGAGGGGCTTGCTGAATGGTCGGAACCTGCGTCAGAATCACCGGATGCCCAGATTACTGTCAGGTAATCAGCCTCCCACACCGCCCAACCGGCGCAGGGGCGCCGACATGGGCTTTGGCTGGGATCCGCCGGCCGATGAGGTCGAGGCGGTCCCCACTATTGAGATCGGCGCGTTCGGCGACGTCCCGGCCGATCCCGCACCCGAGCTGCTCGCGCTCGGCCTGCCGCCGACCGACGCCGCCGGCATCCAGAAGTGGCATTACCAGGCGCTGTCGACGATGGCGGCGCTTGTGCTGCGCTCGGACAAGATCTCAGACGAGCAGCGCATGAAGCGGTTCGGCGCGCTCACGCTCGCGGCGGCGCGCCACTATCCAGAGGCGGCGAAGTACGACCTCGCGCAGCAGATCGCGCGTGACGCCGCCGAGGTGCTCGGCCGCAAGCGCGCCAAGGCGGCAGCGAAGCTCGAGAAGGCGCCGGCGGCGGGCGTGGCCAAGATCATCCCGATCCGGCGCGCCGCGGATCGCGATGCCGAAGTCCGCTGACGTTCTCGCGATCGAGCGCAGCCGGCGCCACGGCGACGACAGCGCGAACCTGGTCGACATGCGGCTCGACTTCGAGCTCCACGGCTCACTGCTCCTGTCCTGCGGCGGCCGGTGGAATCGCCGCCTGGGCGACTGGGAGAGCGATGTCGACGCGTGCGAGCAGCGCGTGGTGGTCCGTCTGCATCCCGGTCAGCGCAAGGCCACCGACTGGTGGCGCGGCTGGCTGGCGCACCACGCGTACCGGCGCGAGAATCCGCCGTCCGACGCCGAGATCGAGGAGGACGTCACCGAGTTCGACCAGTTCGAGGTCTATTCCGCGATGTGCTCGGGCGGGCGCCGCGGCGGCAAAACGTTCTGGGCCGCTGCCGCGGTCGGCGGCTACAACGTGCAGTTCCCGCACGCGATCACCTGGGCGATCAGCCCGAGCCGAGGCCGTGACGACACCAAGGCCGACGAGATCCGGCGCTACATGGTGGCGCTGCTCGCGCCCGAGTGGATCCAGCGCCAGACCGTGGCGACCGGATGGGAGCTGATCAACGGCAGCGCGATACTGCTCAAGAGCGCTCACGCCGGCGCCGACCCCGACGCGATCAAGGAAGGCCAGGCGGACCTCGTGTGGCTCAACGAGGCCCAGAAGATGAAAAAGCGGGTCTACGTCGTGGCCCGCGGCGCGGTCTCCGACAAGAGCGGCATCGTGCTGCTCTGCGCGAACCCGCCGGTCGAGGCCAAGGACGAGCAGTGGGTCTCGGACTTCGCGATCGACACCGATGCCGGCCGGCGCGCTTCGGTGCACCTTCCGTTCGATCCGATGGACAACCCCTACATCGATCGCCGGTCATTGCTCGCGCTCGCCGGCGAGGTCGACGAGCGGACGTTCGACGTCGAGGTTCGCGGCATCTTCCTGCCTGCGATCGACGCTGTGGCCTACAACTGGGTCCGCAAGGAGAACGAGCGCAAGCGGCCGTACCCGACGGAGAAGAATGGCCGGCAGGTTCCATGCTCGGCCACGGGTCTCATTGACGTCACGCCCGAATTCCTCGAGTTCGAGGAGGAGGGCGAGGGCATCACGGAGCTGATCGGTCTCGACGTGCAGCGCGTGCCCTACATCGGAGGCCCGGTCTACAAGTTCTTTTGCGACCCCGGCAAGGCTCCGACCCGGGAAACCGTGCTCGCGTGGATCGTCGGCGAGGTGTTCCTCGACGGAGGCGACGAGGAAGAATGGTGTCACGAGCTCGACGAGGAGGGTCACGATCGCGAGCGCACGCTGATCGTCTGCGACGCCTCGGGCAAGTGGCAGCACAGCAAGCGCCGCAACGTCGACAGCCCGCCGCCGTCATGGGAGGGCCTTGGCTCGTTCGACATCATCATGCGATCGGGCTTCCGGCGGATCGTGTCGCCGACACGGCGCAACCCGAAGAAGAATCCCGGCATCCAGGACCGCGTTCGCGCGATGACGTCAATGATCTGCAACAAGCAGCGGGTGCGCCGGCTGTTCGCGGATCCCGAGCTCGCCCCGAAGTCGTGCAATGCGCTCCGCGAGTGGAAACAGGTCAACGGCAAGCCGTCGCGCTCGCAGGACGTGGCCCACGCGGGTGACGGAATCAGCTACCCGCTCATCCGCCTCTTCCCAAGAATCAACCGATCTGGCAACACGGGGGCTATGGACCAGGTGACGCAGCGCGTGGATCGGCCGATGGCGGACGCCGGCGATCGCTTCTTCGGCGCCTCGCCGCCCCATCAGCGCGGGCGCAAGGGTCCGAGGAACTACGGGCTGTGAGCGTCGCGCTCGCCGCGCGGCCGAACCTCCGACGCCAAGCCCTGATCCTCGATGAGCGCGGGAACCCGCTGCCCACGACGCGCCGCATGCGAGCCGCCGCCGAGATGTCGACGATGGCGGAGACCTGGAACACGCATCCGGCGTTCGACCTGACGCTCGAGATGCTCCTCTCCTACTACCGGTCGGCCGAGCGCGGGCAGCCGCTGCGTCAGATGGATTGCTTTCACGACATCATCGAGATGGATCCCGATCTTCGCTCGAAGATCAACGACCGGATCGAGAGCGTCTCCGGCTGCGATTGGGTCGTGATGCCGGGACGCGACGACAAGCCGAGCGAGCTGGCGGCAACCGAACTGAATTACCGGCTGCAGAACCAGATCAAGTTCCGCACGTACCTCACGCATCAGCTGACCGCGGTTGCCTACGGCTACGCGGCCACGAACATGGTGTGGGATCTCGAGGAGGGCGTGGTCGTCCCGGTCGACTTCGTGAACCCCGCGCAGCGCCGCTTCGCTTCGCCGAGCGTCGAGCGCGCGAACGAGATCTGGCTGTCGGACTACGGCAAGAACGAGCTGATCTCGCTCGAGCCCGGCCTATGGTCGGTCTCGGTCTACCGCAACATCCTCTCGCGAAACCCGTTCGCCGCTGGCCTCATGCGCTCGGGCTCCGTGTGGGCGATGTTCAAGCGCTGGGGCGTCAAGGGCTGGCAGATCTTCGCGGACATGTTCGGCATCCCGCTCGCGGTCGGCTACTACGAGGAGGGCGCCAGCGGCGCCTCGCGCGCCGCGCTCGAGGACGCGGTCCGCGCGATCGGCCAGGACGGGTTCGCGGTGCTGTCCGCGCTGACCGAGATCGTCATCAAGGAGAGCGCCCGCGGCGGCGATTCCTCGACGGTTTATCCACAGCTTATCAAGCTCTGTGAAGAGCAGATCGCCAAGCTGTTCACCGGCGGTACGCTCAACACCGACGTGGCCGGCGTCGGCTCCTACAATGCGGCGAGCGTGCACGAGAGCCGGTCGTACGCCCAGAAGTGCTACGACGCTCAGATGCTACAGGAGACCTTCACGGCCTCCATCGCCCGCACATTCAACGCGTGGAACGGCTACGACCGGGCCGCTCCGCCCCGGCTCAAGATCAAGATCCGGCGCGACGCCCTGCAGTGGGCGCAGACCCTCGAGATCCTCGGGCAGGCCGTGCCGCTGTCGAAGTCTCAGATCCAGGAGGACTTCAACCTCCGCGAGCCGTCCTCGACCGAGGACACGGTCAAGTTCATGCCGACGGACCCGCCTGACCCCGGTCACGCGAGAGAGGAAAAGAAGAAGTGAGCCTCGACGAGCAAACCATCCTCCGCGTGGCCGGCTGTCGGTCCGACTTCGAGCTGGGCCAGCTGATCGGCAACATCGAGATCGACAACTACAAGGGCCTGACCTCGCTGACCGCGAGCGCGCTCGAGCTGGACGCCAAGCCCGACCCGGACACCAAGGCGCATGTGGCTGAGATGATCACGGCGGTCCGCGGCGGCAAGCACATGGCGCTGTCGATCACGGCGCTCACGTTCCGCCAGCGCAAGGCCCCGAACCGACGCTACCTGCGGCTCGCCGCCGACAAGCTCGAGGCGCGCGCGCCGAGCTGGAAGGGCACGCCGTTCCTGACCGATCACAACACCTACTCGATGACCGCTTCCAAGGGCATCATCACGTCGAGCAAGCTGGTCCAGGAATCGACCAACGTGGCGGCTTTCGAGCAGGTCCTGCAGGTGGTCAAGCCCGACGCGGTGATCGGGTTCCTGGACGGCACGTGGCGCAAGTTCTCGGTCGGCTGGTTCGCGCTCGGTCCGGTGATGTGCACGGCCCACGGCTGCGACGTTCGGGCGTCGGACAGCTGCTCGTGCTGGCCGGGCGACACCGTGATGATTGACGGCAAGCCGGAAATCGTCCAATACGAGTTCAGTGACTACGAGGGCAAGGAAACCAGCACTGTTGTCATTCCCGCGGTTCGCGACACTTCCGTCGAGGAAATCCGCGCGGCGCTAACTGCCGAGCTTCACCTACCCGTTCGCAGAACAAAACCCCAGGAGAGAGCGATGCCATTTCCCAAGCTTGCGGCGGCCCTGACGCTGGCCGCACTGACCGAATCCGACGAGGATCGGGCAGTGACCGCAGTCACCGGCCTGCGCGAGCGCGCCGCCGCGGCCGAGCTGGACGCCGGCACGCAGCGTGCGGAAGTCGTCCGCCTGACCTCCGAGCTCGCGGTACAGACCGCGCTCGCCGCGACCGCCGGCGCCGCCGCGACCGACGCGCTCGTCGCTGAGGCGTACAAGTCGGGCAAGTTGCTCTACGGCAAGGACGCCGAGGGCAAGAACACGCCGGACGCCCTCGAGTCGCTCCTGCGCGACTACGGCAAGACCGCCGGCCGCGACAAGCTGGCCGCCAAGCTCTCCGAGATGGCCGCGCGTGCGCCGCTCGGCCAGCCGGCGATCGCGGCGACCACGACCGAGGCGCCCAAGGCGGCCCTCGCATCGGTCCCGACCGACAACCAGCTGGCGGCGACCGCCGTCCAGCTCGGCATCCCGGTCAACGACCTTCGCGCGCAGTACGGCCTCGCCCCGCTCGGGCAGGCTGCAGGAGGTGCGCGATGACCGCAGCGACCACGGATCGCGCAACCAAGGAGTCTTGGAACGGCGGACAGATCCCGCCGATTCCGCTGACCGCCGCCACCAAGATCCCGGGCGGGGTGATCGTCATGATCATCAACGGCACCGGCACCGCGCTCAACGGCGCGAACACCGCGAGCGGCCTGGTCCAGGGCGTCTCGACCCAGCTCGTCGACACGACGCTCGGTCACACGGTGTGCCCGGTCAAGACCGGGCGCTTCTGGTTCGCGAACGACGGCACGCTGACCGCCGCCAACATCGGTCAGATGGCCGTGGTGATCGACAACGTGACGGTCGGGGCGACCTCATCGCAGAGCGTCCTGGCCGGCATCATCAAGGCGGTTGACGCCGTGGATGGTGTCCTGATCGACATGACCGGCGCAAAGATCGGAGCGATCTGATGACTGGCCTGATCACGCAGTTCCACGAGGGCAGCCAGCGCCGCCCGATGTTCCGCCGGACCCTTCTGGGTCACGGCGGCTCGGTGTCGGACCTACCGAACCAGCGCCTGCCCTCGGGCATGGTCTCGATGGCCGGGGGCGGCGCGCTCGCCGACACCACGGTCAACACCGGGATCCGGATCGGCGGCACCTCGCCGGACGAGCAGAAGGTCGAGATCGCCTACGTTGGCTTCGGGACGCGGCTCAACAACCGCCTGAAGACCTACGAGAGCTTCTTCGACAAGCTCGCGCTCGTCGTCGACACGCCGAACCTTATCAATCGCGAGATCTGGCTGAACGCCGTCCCGACGATGCGCATGTGGCTCGGCCCCAAGGTCATCGAGCGGATCTCGGCGGAGAACACGCCGATCGTCACGCGGCCCCATGAGGTCTCGATCGCGATCGGCAAGGGCACGATCTGGAACGACCAGCTCGGGCTCTACGGCCAGCTCGTCGACAAGCTCGCGGAGAGCTACCCGAACGCGCTCGACGACATGGTGATCACGTTCCTGTGCGCCGGCATCCAAGGCACAAGCCTTGGTGCCACGTACGACGGGCAGAATCTGATCGACACCGATCACACGTTCCGCTCGGCCGACACCGGCGTTGCCGCGTTCCAGTACAGCAACAAGGTCACCGGCGCGTTCTCGGCGTCCGTGTTCCAGACCGCGGTCAACGCCTACAAGCTGCTCAAGAACGAGAAGGGCGTGCCCGTCAATGTCGGCAAGGGGCCGATGATGCTGGTGCACGGCCCGGCGAACCGCATCCCGGTGCGTAACGTGCTCAAGCAGGACATCGCGGCCGGTCTCGTGCAGAACCTCGACAAGGACACGGCCGTCCCGGTCGAGGTGCCCTGGATTCAGGCCCGCACGACCAAGGTGCTCGGTACCAGCGTCACCCTGACCGGGCTCGAGTGGTTCCTGATGCCCCAGCAGTCGACCGCCGTCATCCTGCAGCGCAAGCGCGCCGCGGAGCTGATGTCGGTCGAGGAGGGCTACCAGGTCTTCATGGAGGGCACTTACTACTACGGGCTCGAGGCCGAGTTCGGAGCGGCGTACGGCCTGCCGCAGGAGATCGTCGGCGGCCCGGGGTCGTAGTCCCGGCTCGACACGCTGGCCGCGTTGGGCGGCTCGCGGGGTTCGATTCCTCGCCCAGCGGCTTCTGATTGGGGCGGATGCCCTACCTAACCACCACTCCGCGGAGACCCGATGCCCCAGTTGATGCAAGTCGAGATGATGGACCCCGAGGAGGCACAGCGCCTACTCGAGGCCAAGCAGGCGGAGAACGAGGCCAAGGAGCGCGCCCGTCTCGCCGCGCAGAACCGCCTGACCGGCCACGCCAAGCCGGAGCCAGGCGATCGCCTGTACGTGACGACCGCGCGTGGTATCCCCCAGCGCTCGCGTGCGGGCTGCCTGTTCAAGGAGACCGCCCGCACCGAGATCTGCGTGGCCGGCGACGGCGACACCGTGGGTCCGGTTCTCGACGAGAAGGGCCAGCCGACCGGCGCCTATATCGTCTCGATGCACAGCGCCGAGATGATCATCGCCGACACCGGCCTCAACGTGACCGCGCTTGGTCACGAGGCGTTCGACGCGTCCGAGATGCGCAAGACGATCGCGGCCAAGGACGCCGAGATCGATCGCCTGCGCAGCGAGAACGCGCGCATTCTGCGCGAGGCCCGCCAGAGCGCCAAGGACCCCGGCGACGGCTCACCTGGCCGCCTGGCCGCGGCGCGCAAGGCCAAGGCCGGGCTGCCCGATCCCGATGGCGGGTTCGGCGGCAAGGACTGATCCGAGGCCCCGATGGCGTACTGCACGCAGGCGGATCTCGAGTCGGAGGTGGGCATCATCAAACTTGCCCAGCTGACCGATCGCGACAACCTGCTGTCGGGCGCCGTCAACACGACCGCGGTCGCCAATGCGATCGCCGAGGCGTCGGCCGAGATGGCGAGCTATATCGGCCATCGGGTCTCGGTCGATGCGGTTGCTGCGGCGATTCCCCCGGTCGTGAAGTACAAGGCCGTCGCGTGGTCGATTCGCGTCCTGCGCCGCGGCTCGTACAACGGCCAGCCGCTCGAGGACGACCTCGACCGGGAAAAGACCGATCGCGAGTGGCTCGTCGGCGTCGCCACCGGGATGTACTCGCTCGGCGTCGAGCCCGAGCTCACGAAGGCCGGCATCGTGATCGACAAGGCCGCGCCGCGCGACCCATCGCTCAAGGTCTCCGCCGCTCGCCTCCGGGGGTATTCGTGAAGGGCATCAACGTGGAGGTCAACATCAAGACCATCTACGGCGCCTTCGACAAGATCCGGCACCTCGATATCAGAAAGGTGTTCTCGGATCTTCGCGGTCCGGTGCGCTTCGACCAGCGCCATCACTGGCGCAAGGAAGAGGCGCCGAGCCGGCACTGGCAGGGCCTGGCGCCGAGCACGCTCGAGCGTCGCAAGCGCCCGCGCGGCATCGACCGCAAACGCGGCAAGCGTCTCAGCTGGCCCACGCGGCTACTCGGCCGGTTCCCGACCGCGCTGCAGATGATCGCCAGCACGCGTGAGCTGATCGCGCGCTCACGCGTCAAGCGCTTCTCGCTGATCCACCAGGAGGGCGGCGTCGCCGGGCACGGCTCGGTCATCCCGAGCCGCCAGTACCTGTGGATCTCGCCGTTCCTGATCGGCCAGATCCGCACCTACTTCGAGAAGGCGCTCGCGCGTCAGGCGGCCAAGACCTGATGTCACGCATCCTGTTCGACTCGTTCGAGTCCGCGTCGGTCATCCCCCCGACGCCGCCGACGCATCGATTCGACACCGGCAAGACGGTGCCGCAGCGCACCCGCATCCAACAGGGCGCGGTGCAGCTGCTCTCCGGCCTGAAGAAGTCGAACGGCGGATATCTCGTCGAGGTCATGGCATTCCCGTTCACGCTCAAGCCGACCACGAGCAACGACGACGCTGCGCAGTTCGTGACCGCGCTGTCGCGCGCGCCATCGATCGCCGTGGCGGTCGGCGACCTCGATGCCGAGACGACCGGCATCGGCGGCTACGGCGAGGTGGGCGACATCGAGCTGCTCGTCTACTTCTCGTCGACGAACGCGCGCAACATGCAGATCGGCCGCATGGAGATCGACACCGCGGGCCTCGCCGATCTCACTGCCGACCCGGGTCTGCATGTCGCGATGGAGCACGCCAAGGAGCTGCTCGTCGGCCAGCGCGCCGGCGCCCCGGGCGCGGACATCAAGCAGTGCCGGCGCGTGCGCGAGGAAGAGGTCTGGACCGCGCAGCCGATCACGATCTGGCTGCAGACCTACAAGATCCGGGTCAACACCCAGATCTCCGAGTTCCGCTCGGTATCGCAGCTGCTCGAGTCGATCCGGTTCCGCGCCGCGCTCCTGGCGAGTGAGGCCCACCTGCCGGCGGCCAAGACGGATCACGCGACCGTCGACATTCGCGAGGACGACCTCTCTTCGTAGGAGAACCATGACCGCCCCAGCCTTCATCCTCGTGACCGCGCCGCCCGGAAGGGTGGTTCCGATCCATCGTCTCGATGGCGCCGGCCTGTCCGGTGTGCAGCTGCAGGTGGTCGACGGCGAGGTCGTTCGCGTGCGCTTCGCCGGATCGCAGACGGTGCGCCGCTCGATCGCTCGCGGGGATCTCATTCCGTGCGACATGAACGGAACCGAGGTCCCGACCTTCGAGCTCGCCGCCGCGCCGGATGAGCTGCCCGGCGGTCGGATTGTTCTCGCTCGAAAGGCATTCCCGTGACCATCAACACGAACGTCCCGAACAGCCTACTGCGTCCGCAGAGCTTCCAGGTATTCACGCTCCTGCGCGCGGCCGGCAAGCTGACCAACGTGCCGCTTCGCGTCGCGCTGATCGGCGCGGCCAAGGGCGGTACCGCGGTCGCCGGCACGGTCTACGACATGACGGGGCTCACGCAGAGCGATGGCGATGCGCTGTTCGGCGTCAGCTGCGAGCTGGCCCTGATGCACCGCCAGAGCATCGCCTGCGCGGCATTCTTCGGCGCGGGGCCGCGCGTGTTCTGCGTCCCGGTCGCCGAGTCCGCCGGTGTCGCGAACGTCCAGACGATCACGTGCGTCGGCACGGCCACGGTCGACTCAAACCAGATCGTGCGCGTCGCGGGTCGCACGTTCATCGTCGGCGTTCCCAACGGCACCACGCAGAACAACAACGCTGCCGCGATCTCCAACGCGCTCAAGGCGCGCCAGAACGAACTCCCGGTGACGGTCTCCGTGGCGACCAACGTGGTGACGCTCACCCACCCGACCAAGGGCATCAACGGCGTGGACGTCAAGGTCTCAGTCGACCAGCAGGTCGCCGGCATCACCGCCACGGTCGCCACCACGGTCGCGGGAACCCTCGCGACCGATCACCAGCCTGCGCTCGATGCGCTGTCTCCGCTGCGCTACGACGGCATCGTGTTTGCCAACCACGTCGCCGCCGACGTCACCGAGATCCTGGCCGACATCGCGGTCCGCTGGGGCGCCTCGAGCAAGACCTGGGGTCTCTACTTCATGGGCGAGCCGGGCACGATCGGGACGGCAACCGCGCTGGCTGCGGCCGGCAACGACAAGGCGTTCGAGATCGCGAGCGTCGAGGGCTGTCTCAATACGGCCGGCGAGATCGCCACCACGTTCGCGATGATGGTGCTGTCGCGTGAGCGGTTGAACGCGAGCTACGACAAGGTGCGGGTCCCCCTGTACCCGCCCGCAACCGCGGTGCTCTACACGCCCGCCGAGGTCGAGACCGCGCTGGCCGCCGGGTTGACTCCGTTTACGGGGGTCCTGGACTCGACCGGGAGCGTCACGCAAAACCTCATGAAGTGCGAGCGCGCCGTCACCACGCACACCACGCAGGGCGGCCAGCCCGACGACAAGGTGCGCGACATCGGCGTCGTGCGCACCATCATCGGGATCGCGATCCAGATCGACATCGCGGCCGAGGATCGCTTCGGCGCGGACTCCAACTTCGATGGCGTCCGGTGGTCGAGTGACACCGACAAGCTCATCAAGAGGATGTGGTCCGCCATCGCTCGCGCCGAGGCCGCGGTTCAGGTCCTCGACCCGGATCTGGTCGAGGCCGACATCGCCGCCACGATTGTCGAGCACGACTTGGTGACGTCGGGCCGGAGCAACGTCGCGATCTTCTATCACGTCCTCGGTAGCCAGCATCAGATCGTCTGGCAGCACAACGTGACCGTCCCGTAAGGAGCGCTCCCATGGCTGGACCAGTCCCCGCAAATTTCGTCTCGAACAGCAAGATCACCGTCGATCTTCCTGGTCCTCGAGGCGCGTCCAAGCAGCTCCTGACGATCAAGAAAGTTGACGTCAAAGAGGACGGCTCGGTCGAGGTGATCACCACGGTCGGCGTGGCCGGCGGCGCCGGCTGGCGCCAGAAGCAAGGCGGCCACAAGATCACGATGACCGCCGTGCGCACCGCCGGGCAGCTTCCCGAGGTCGATTGGGACTACGCCAAGGAGACCCGGAAGATCGGCACGCTCACGATCGAGGACGAGGATGACGGCCGCATCCGAAACTTCCTCTTTCGTGTCAGCAAGACCGATTCCTCGCAGGACGATCAGGGCGCGTGCGAGGACGAGATCGAGCTGGCGGCGCTCTCGAGGATCAACGACCAGTGACCCTCCTGGTCCGCAAGCAGGCCGAGGCGAAGTCCGCCGCATCGACCGCGGCGGACACGATGCTTTCGCGCGCCCGCGCCGCCACGCCGCGCGGCGAGCACGTCACGATGCCGATCCTGGGCCGCGTGTGGGTCGAGCTGGCGGGCGAGATGGTCGTCGACGAGATCGAGGGCGCGGTCTACGCCGCCATGGATGCGCTCAAGATCGCGCCCACGGCGCTCAACGGCGCGACCTACGACAACCGGCGCGCGGCGCTCACGCTCGCCTGGGCAGTCCGGGATCCCGACAGCCTCGACGTCCGCGCCGGAACGCAGGACCAATGGCTTGCGCTCGACCTCGAGATGATCGCAGCCTGCAGCGCGGTCTACACGGACGTGCGCGAGCGGCTCAACCCGCTCTCGTTCCCCCTGTCGGTCGAGGAGTTCGACGCGATCCGTCGGGCGCATGAAAAAAAAAGTCCGGCGATGCTCCGTACCTTCGGTGTCGTTTCGCTGTCGAACTATCTTGCTACTACGGACGCCCCGCCTGCGAGCTTACCGACGACGCCGCCATCCAGTGGGCCATCGGAGCCCGCCACTTCCCAACCGTAGAGGAGAGCCACTCCAGGCGATCCGACGACGACGCGCCGCCGCCCGGCGTGCGTCGCTTTGTCAATTCGGCCTTTGATGGGAGCGCCACATGACCGCGACGGCCGAGATCAAGATCAAGGCAGACCCGAGCGCCCTTCCGACCGGGCTCCGGGCCGCGCTCAAGATGGTCCAGGGCTTCGTTCACCAGACGACCGGTCTGATGAACCCGAAGAGGTCGAAGGACCCCGACGCAAGGTCGCTCGCGGTCGGGTCCGCCATCGGCGGTGTTGCCAGTCAGCTCGCGATGCGCGGGATCGATATGCTGGTCGATCAGACCAAGCAGGTGTTTGACTTCAACAAGGAGCTGATCCGGTTCGGTATCGACCTCCGCAAGATGCCGAACGAGATGGAGGGGATCGGCAAGGGCATCCGCAGGATCTCCGACGAGACCGGACTGGGCGCCATGGAGGTGCTCAAGGCGGGCCGCGCCTACGCCGACCTTGCCGGCGCCGGGGCCTTCACCATGGAGAAGATGCAGCTGATTGCACGCGCGGCGCAGGCATCCGGCGCGGACGTGAATGACATGGCTCAGCTGATGTTCACGCTCACCGAGAACATGAAGGTCGCGCCGACCGATCTCGAGGACACCATCGGCGGGCTGATCAACCAGGCCAAGGACGGCTCGATCCACTTCAAGGAGCTGTCGAAAGAGCTGGTCGCGCTCGGCCCGGTCTACTCGCAATTTGGGGTGACCGGTCGGCAGGGCGCGATCCAGCTCGGCGCGATGATGCAGGTAGCTCGTCGAGGATTCGGCTCCGCCTCCGAGGCCGGAACCGGCGTGCTTCGTATCCTGCGGTCACTGCCGCAGCACGCCTCGAAGTTCCGCAAGTTCGGCGTCGAGGTGTTCAAGCCTGGCAGTAAGACCGACCTCGACACCTTCGATCACATCTTCAACAAGATCAGAAATTCAAAGCTCAAGCTCGACCGCGAGGCACTGATCAAGGCGTTCGGCCGCACCGAGGGTGAGCGCTTCTACCAGCTCCTCGTCATGGCCAATGACGAGTACCAGAAGCTGATCGAGGCCGGCAAGATGAACGGCGTGGTGACCGGCGACCTCGGAACCTTCACCGAATCGACTTCGGGGCGAATCGATCGAGCTGTCGAGAAAATGAAAAACGCCTTCGCTCAGGCGCTGACGCCGGAGCGCGTCGAGCAGATCGTGGGAGGCATCCAGCGTATGGCGGATGCGATGCCGGCCCTGATGGGCGCCGTGGGCAGGGTGTCCGACGCGTTCTCCGCGTTCATCCACATGGTGGCGAAGGCCAAGAATGCCATCACCGGTGGTAGCCACTACGAAGATTCCGACATGGAGAGGTCAATTCTCCAGGGTCATTATGGAGACTACGGACTTACCGCCGAGCAGGGTGACAGAAAGAGAGCTCAGATTCTTGCGCGCGACGCCCAGTACAACAAGGCGATCGACCAGATCATGGGCGCAGAGAACGACTTCGGCGCGACCGATGAGTCGATCAGGCGTGCCCTGCGCGTGGCGATGCCATACGGTCCCGATCATCGCGCAATGCCGGGATCCGGTGCTGGAGTCGATTATCTCGCTGGGCGATCCGGCGAGATCACCACCGAGCGGCTCAGGAGACTGCGCAGTGAGATCGAAGACGAACGCAGCCCGAAGGGATTCGGCTACAACCCGACCGAGAAGTACGAGACCAAGCTGGCCGAGGAGACCGTCCGTAGGCTCGCCGAAGCGATCGCACGCGCGGTCAGCGCGACGCCTCCGGTCGTCAACATGGATGGCAACAAGGTCTCCTCGGCAGTGCACGGCGCGACCAATGCGAGGCGCCGATGATTCCCTCCGAGCTCCTCGAATGCAGCTGGGGCCGCATTCGGCTGTTCGCCTCGCAGGTCCACACGGACGGCGGGCGGACCCAGGTCGTGCACGAGTTGTCATCCGGCGACAATCATCCGGTCCAGGACCGCGGCCTCCGGGTCGTGCGCGTGCGTTGCCGGGTCCAGTTCGACGACTTTCCCGGCGCGCCCGACGCGCTCGAATCCGCGCGCGCGCTCGAGGCGGCCAAGAACACCGGCGAGACGGCGGTCTTTCAGCACCCGGTGCTCGGCCGGTTCGTGGCCTCGGTCGCGGAGTTCATGTCCGAGATCGACGAAAACTCCGTGATCTCAGCGGAGTGCGAGTTCATCAAGGAGTCGGATGACGTTGCCGTTACCCCGGCGACGGCCGGCACGAGCGCGGCGTCCGGGGTCAGCGCGGTGTCGGCTGCCGCGGCTGCCCTCGACCGGGATCTCTCCGACATCGGCAAGCTGCAGATCTCCGGCCCGGCGGCGGTCGCCGTGATGTCCAGACTGCCCGGAGGGGTGAGCGGGATCTCGCCCGCTCAGGTGCGCGGCAAGATCGATCTGGCGACCTCGACGTCTGCCGCCTTGGTCGACAAGATCGTCGGTGCCGTTAAGGAGAACGCAGACTCGGTGGCCCGCGAGGTATCCGCCATCTCCGCCATCCCGATCATCACCGAGTTCGGCCTGTCCTCCGCGGCGGCCTCCCTGCGCCCCCTGATTCTGTCGGCGGGCGGCGCGGCCCAGGATGTGGTCATACCAATCGGTGAGGCGCTGGGCGACCCGTCGGCGAACCTCGCCGCGGTGTCGAGCGCTGAAGTGTCGGCGGGGAACTTCGCGACGACCACCATCGACGCGCGGGTCGCGGTCGCCAGCTGGAACGAGGGCGACGTCCCGAACCGCAAGATCGCGATCGACGGCGCGCGCATCTCCGACAACATCGCAACCATGATCGCGGTGGGTGGGTTCGAGGACGACCTCACGCTGTGGCCGGTGTACCGGTCGGCAATCCTACTCGGCGACGCCGTGCGCTCCGCCATGGCGGCGGCGACCTCCGAGGCCCCTGCGCTGTTCGTGATGCGGATCCTGCAGCCCACGGCGCTCCTGCCGCTCTGTGCGCGCGTCTACGGCGGCGCCGAGGCAACCGACCGCGCCCGCCAGGTCGCGGAGATCAACGACATCTCGACCCCCGGATGGCTGCCGCCCGGGGACTACAGGATGCCCACGCGGCCGGCGGCCTCGTTCTGATGGGCGCCTCGCATGTCATCCGCATCGTGACCAACGGAGCCGTGATTGGCGGCTGGACCGGCTACCACGTCGACTCGTCGATGATCACCCCGGCGGACCAGTTCGAGCTCCGCCGGCCGTTCGACGCCCAGGCGTGGAACCTCCTGCGCCGCGACTCCGATGTGCAGATCGAGATCGACGGCACGCCCATCGTCCGGGGGTTCGTAGACCGTCGCCAGAAGTCCTCCAAGGCGGGCACGATGGTGATCAGCGGCCGGGACCGGGCCGGCCGGCTGGTTGACGAGAGCGCGCCCTCGATCGACTACAGCGGCATGACGATCCTGCAGGCGTTCAGGTCACTCGCCGATCCGTGGTTCGGATCGATCTCGCTGTCCGATGCCCGCAACCGCAAGCTCCGGGTCGGCAAGGGCAAGCGCGTGGCCGCCGGCGCCGAGCCGACCTTCGCGATCAACGTGCGCGTGCCCCGCCGCGGCATCGTGCACCCCGGCGAGAAGCGCTCGCAGGTCATGCACGAGATCGCCGCGCGCGCCGGCGTGCTGTGGTGGTCGTCGGCGGACGGCAAGGAGATCATCGTCGGCAAGCCGCACCACAACCAGCAACCGCAGTACCTGCTCGCCCACGTCAAGACGGGCTCGAGCATGGAGGCCACCGTCAAGGACCTGACGATCACCGAGGACGATGGCGATCGCTACTCCCTGATCATGTGCGGCGGCGTCGGCGGCGCCACGCCGCACGACTACGGCTCGAACGTGACCGACCGGCGCGGCGTGGTCTACGACAATTTCTCCAACAAGATCGACGGCACGGGCCGTGACTTCATTCACCCCAAGCGGATGTTCATGCCCGAGCGCGACTTCGAGAGCTACGGAGATGCCTCTCGGGTCGCGGCCAACGAGCAGGCGCGGCGCGACTACAAGCGCCACCTGGTCAGCATCGAAGCCCCGCTGCACGGCCAGTTCCTCGACAACGGCGGACCACCAACCCTGTTCGCGCCGAACACCGTAGCGCGCGTGGTCGACGAGGAGCTCGAGCTCGACGACACCTATCTGATCGTCAGCTGCGCGTACAGCTCGAACCGCGATCAGGGCGAGACCACCACGATGCATATGGTTCCGACCGGGACGGAGATCATCCTGTGAGCAAGACCGACAACACGACGCGCGACTATCGCGACGAGACCTCACCCGAGTCCCGAAGCATGCTGGGCATGATTCGGCGGATGGGGGTCAAGTTGACCGAGGGCGCGTTCTGGCAGGCCCTCGGACACCTCCTGATCGACAATGTGACGAGGGAGGCCCGCGACGCCGAGGTGTTCGGCACGCTGGGGTTCTACTCGCGGCCCAAACCCGGCGCGAACGCCGAGGTGATCGTCGTGTTCCCAGGCGGCTCGTCCAATCCGGTGATCATCGGAACCCGCGACGAGGAGCTGCGCGCGACCGTGGCCGCACTCAACCAGGGCGAGACCGCGATGTGCAATCGCGCGGTGATCATTCTGTGCAAGCCGGACGGTACGGCGGAGATCCGTGCACCGGGCGGCACCGCCCTGAAGCTTCCGACGCTAGCCGATTACAACTCGCTTCGGACCGCATTCAACACGCACACCCATGTTGTCGCTGGCATTACGGCCGGCGCTGCCTCGGTGGTATCCGCCGTTCCGGCCGCGACGGTTACCACGCCGACCGGGACCGCGGTGCTCAAGGCCCAGTAGACCGGGCCATGGCATTCAGGTAACACGGACCCATGGTGGCCACCTCGTCGACCTTCGGCTCCGGGTACTCGTTTGTGCCCGACCCGGACTCGCCGATGTCGTCGGTCGACCAGGAGATCGATCCGATCTCCGGTGATTACGTCCGCACCTCGACCGGCGAATGGTCAGAGGTGGTCGACTCGCGCACGACGATGCTCCTGATGATCGCGCTCGAGCACGGCGCTTCGCCGTTCGATCCGGCGGACGGGACCACGATCGCGGAGAAGATGCGCAACGGGGATCCCGTGACCCCCGAGGACGTTCGCGAGGAGACGCTCCGGGTCGGCGAGGTCCTGCGGGCCGCCGGCCGGATCTCGGACTTCCGGGTCGACGTCCACGACTCCGACGGCAGCATCCTGCGCGACCAGGCCGGCCGCCTCCTCGTGCGCACGTCGTTCACGGATCTCGCGAGCGGCTCGACGGTTGACCTCATCCACCGGACAGGGTGATCGATGCCATTCAGGATCCCATCGCTCTCCGAGACCCGCGATCTCATCGTGGCGCTCGGCCGCGCGCTGTTCCCAACCCGGGACTTCTCCTCGCGGCGCAGCTATCACGGCCGGCGCTCGACCTACCTGGCCGCGGCGGTCACGCAGATCCACGCCCACGTCGACGGCGTCTCGCGCGACGCCCATCCGATCACCGCCGGTGACGGGCCTCCGATCAACAACTGGGGTGACGCCACCGGGGTCGCGCGCAAGGCGGCAACGCCATCGCGCAAGTCGGCCGCAGGTCGCGTGCGCGGCGCCGCCACCTCGACGGCGGCGATCGGCGTGCTGCTGCGCCACGACACCACCGGGCTCCTGTTCGAGCTAGCAAGCAACGTGACGATCCCGGGGATCATCTCGGACCCGGACTCGTTCGTCGACGCCGACATCGTGGCGTCCGAGCTCAACGGCTCGGTGGGCTCACAGACCCGGCTCGATGCCGGTCAGATCCTCAACTTCGTGGCGACCCCGAGCGGCATCCAGACCTCGGTGGTTTTGCAGAAGGCGCTCGACGAGGACGGGTTCGACTCCGAGCAGTTCGGGTCCTACCGCGCTCGCGTCCTCTCGACGTTCTCGCAGTCGCCGAGTGGCGGCAATCAGGCCGACTTCGTGAAGTGGGCGCTCGCGTCGCTCAACACGGTCACGGCCGCATTCGCCTATCCGAACCGCGCCGGTCGCGGCACGATCGACGTCGTGGGGTTCTACAACGGCACGGGCACCGCCCGGTCGCTGACCACGCTCGACCGGGACTCCGTGAAGGCGTACATCCAGACCCAGGCCCCGTTCCAGATCTCGGGGACCGGCGGCGGGCTGCGCGTGCTGACCACGATCGCCGACCCACGCAGCATCGAAATCACACTCACGGCCAACGGCCAGGCCGCGTTCGCCTTCGACTGGGATGATTCTGTCGTGCCCACGGTGCTGACCTGGCAGGCCGCCGGCGTTGCGCGCAAGCTGCAATTCGCTGCCGCGTTGCCGGCCTCGCTGCGCGCCGGCCACCGGCTGGTGTTCGGCGCCGTGGCGTCAGCGCAGGATGGCGCAGAATACAAGATCGAGTCGCTCGCTGCAGCGGATGCCGTCATCCTCGAGAAGGTTCCACCCATCGCTCCGGCGGCGACGGACAAAATCTACAGCGGCGGCCCCATGACGACCCCGGTCAGGGACGCGATCGTAGCCCACCTCAACGGCGAGATCGTCTATGCCGGCCGCGGCCTGACGCCGATCCCCGCCAGCGTAGCGGCCTCGACCGGGATCTCGATCGTCGGGCTCGATATCCTCGCCGAAGGTATCGGCCCCGCGAACCCCGCCGGGGTCTACAACTCGTCCAACGGCCCTTCGTGGTCGGGCGCGATCGTCCGCGCGGTCCTGTTCAAGATCGCCACCTACAAGGCGGGCGTACGGAACGCCACTGTGATCACGCCTGCCGCCGACTACGAGGCGGTTGATGATGCGTTCCCGCTCGATGGCCAAATCCACTATGTGACGCCGGGCGCCGTCCTGGTGCGAAGGGGATAAGGGGTCGATGAAGGTGCTCGAATCTAACGTAGGATTTTCGCTTCTCGCGGACCCCGACTCCGCGATCGTCCTGCGTTCGGGATCTGCGACGACCACGCTCTCTGTCGCGATCGGAGAATCGGTCGACCCGGTCATCACGGTGGTGTCCTTCGGGATGATCGTGTCACCCGGCAACATCGGAGCAGTCGACGCGCTCAACGTTGTCGTGACCGTGACGCTCGACGCCTCGCTGACCTACGTGTCCAGCGTCGGAACCGGGTGGTCGATCGGCGTGGTTGGCCAGGTCGTCACTGCAACGCGCGTGACCATGGCGCCGGGTGGCGCGCCGACCATCACGATCACGTGCACCAGCGGTGGCTCCGCGCTGACCGCAACAACCACGGTGAGCATGGCTGCGGATAATGCGCCGACCGTCAACGACAGCGAGAATACGACCGTCAAGCTCGTGGACCGAGACGCTGCCAAGGGCTGGCGTTTTCCATCGACGGCGACGCAGTGGGCGGACTTCAATGCCTACCAGGTGGCGATCGGTCGCGCGAACTATCCGAACGTATCGCCGGCGAGCCTATGGCTGTTCCAGCAAGCCTCGGGTAACGCGACCGACCCCATCGGTGGAATCACGCTCGCGCCGGCGAACTGGACAACGTTCCAGAGCGCAGTACCAGGGTTCACGCACGTCGCAGTGCGTGGCATCGACGGCACCGCCAACTCGAGCTTCTCCAACACCACGACTGCGCCCAACGCGTCGCTCACCAGCACGTTCCTCATCGGCGGACTCGACATCCCAGCCGCGCCGGCGGCGGTGCGCGACGTCATGCTCAAGGGCAACAACGTCGAACTGCGCTACAACACGACTGGTAAGCTTAGACTCGTGGCGGGCGCGACCAGCGATCTCGTCAATGTAGCCGCGTCCACGCAGCAGCTCGTCGGGATTCGGACGAACCTGACCGCATCGACGATCACTGTGTTCACTCTGCAGGAAAAATTCTCGGGCACGTTCGCGGCGCCGCAGAACACGATCAGGACGTCGTACGGCGGGATTCTCGCGGTCGTCGCTGCAGTCGGCTATTTCGTCGGTTACGAGTTCACGGCCGCCAGTGCGGAGATGAGCGACGCAGGGGCGAAGGCACTTTGGGAAGCGCTCACGGAAAGCACGGTACCCTGGTCATGAATCTTGGAAAGCTACTCGTCCTCGGTCTCTCGGCATGCGTCGCGCCAGCGCCCGCATCGCTGTCGACCCATAGCTCTGCGGTGACGGAGACATGCACCGTGGTGGCGCCGTCCGGCGGCGACGATCGGGCCGCGCTTCAGGCTGCATTCAACACCGGATGCGCCCACCTGACCGGGACGATCTCCGTGCTTACCCCGCCGATGCCTAGAGCTCGACAGATCCTGACCGCTCCGCGCGGCCTCCATGTCTACGGAGATGGCGCCGCTGCCACTCGGCTGACGTTCACGGGCGCAACGAATGGCTACGACTGGCGGGGAATCCAGGGCGCGTGCGGGATGCGCATGCATGACCTGCGCGTGGACAACCCCGCTGTCGTCGCGACCACACCCAACGATCAGGTCCCACTTATCCGGTTCGACGGGGACGGCTGCACCGATTCGGTCGAGATCGACCACATGACGTTCGCCAATCCGACGCTGGGCGGAGACTGCATGCAGTTCGTCGGATACGACGTGACCACGCCAACCGACCGACGCATCTGGAACGTCAGCGTGCATGATTCGCTGTTCGAGAACTGCTCGCGGTCCGGCATCGCGATCCACAGCGGGCTGCATCACTGCTCGATCAAGGACAACCGGTTCCTCGACACGTGGGATCAGGACATCGACGGCGAGAGCGGCGGTAGTCACGGGCTCGACGACTGCGAGGTGGCGGATAACCTGTTCGTTCGCGGCCCGCATGCGCAGAGCGCGATCTCCATGGCGCCGCAGGACTGGAGCAACGCGCACATCCACCACAATCGGTTCGATGGCCGCTCGCTCGACGTATACGGGTGCCAGACCTGCGAGCAGGACCACAACGTGATTCTCAACACGATGCCGGGACCGCCATCGCTGTATATGCGGAAGAATCTCGTCGACGTTGCGATTCACCATGAGACATACGAGCACCCCGGTCCAACGCTGGCCGCGATCGTCAAGATCGAGCAGGCCGGCTCGGTGCACCCGATCAATGTGACGATCCGAGACTCGAAATTCATCCAGCACGCGGGGACCACGAGCATCGCGGCGATCGGCGTCGTGGGCTTCTACTTCGAGTACAACACGGTGACGTACGACGGCGCCGTCGCGCGCATGGCGATGGACGTCCAGCCGAGCGCCGGGACGTACGGGGTACAGACGACCGACGTGCACGTGCGCGATTCGACATTCACGAGCGCCTTGCCATGGCAAGCCGTCTTGCACCTCAACGGCGGCGGCTACGGAACCGGGGCATTCGAGCTCACGAACGTGTGGGCGACCTCGGCGACACGCGGGCTGTGGTGCGAGAACCTCAACACGGCGGTGGGGGTGCAGGGGCCGGCGACCTACGCCGGGAACACACTGCCGGCTCCGATTTGCGGAAGCGTGATTCCGCTGTGACAGCGTTACAACTCAACGATGGAGCATGACCAGTGGACCGCATCAACCAATCAGATCCCAGGGCCGCATTCCGGCGCATCTACTTCACGTGCGTAGACACCGCCGCGCTCCAAACACGTCTGCAGTCCTCGGACATGTCGACGTTCGTGGTCCGCATCAGCAAGAACGGCGGTACAGCGAACGCTGCCGCCGCAGCGGCTCCGGTCCAGGTTGATGCGACCAACGCCAAGGGCGTGTTCTACGTCGAGCTGACCACCGCGGACGTCGACACCGCCGGGATGGCCGTCCTCGTGATCACCAACACCGGCGGCACCAAGACGATGGAGAAGCGCGAGATCAACATCGCGATCACCAAGGCGTTCTTTGCCACGGCGATCACCGGCACGCTCACCACGTCAACATTCACCTCGGACCGCACCGAGGTCACGAACGACTACTGGAAGGACGTGCTGGTGCTGGCCCTGACCGGGAACCTCGCCGGCCAGGTGAAGAAGGTCGGGGGCTACACCGGAAGCACGAAGCTGTTCACCCTGGCGACCGGCATCGTCTTCACGGCGGCGCCGGCCAACGGCGACATCTTCCAGATCATCAACCTGTAGGCCATGTCCAGGATCCTATTCGACGGGTTCGATCCGCCGGTCGTCGCGCCGGTGCTTCCCGCGCCGTCGTTTTCGTTCTCGCCGCCGGGCGGGATCGGCCTGCCGGCGCAGGACGCGATCGTGCTGCTCCGGTTCGATGAGACCGCCGCGAACCTCGCGCCCAAGGACGCCGCCGGCGGACTGGCCGACCTCGGCATCGTCACCGGGCTCGCGCAGCCCGACATGGTGGACGCGGCGCTCGGCCGCGGTCGACAGTTCAACGCCGGGACGACCTCGGGGTTCGTCGCGCAGGATCTGGTCCCGGGGTCTACGCTGCTCACGCGCGACATGTCGGTTCAGTTCGTCGCCTCGTTCGACATGGCCCACCAAATCTCCTACGGCACGCCGGCGCAGATCGCCAAGCGCGGCAAGGGCAACGCCTGGGGCGCGAGCGAGCGCTGCTCATGGGCGATCAACTCGAGTCACGTCGGCGTCGCCGCCGGCGACTGTGCGCTGTCTTGGGAGTGGGAGACCGTCGCGGGCGTGCTCAAGGTGCAGGCGGGGGTCGTGTTCACACCGCCGCCGCCGGGCCAGTTCACCATGATCACGATGACCCGCCGGTGGCTCTCGCCCACGTCGGTCGTCCTCCGCTACTACGCCGGCGACGTCCTGCTCGGCGAGGTCGCGAGCGTGGACGGCGACATCGGCGGGGCGACCACGGGCACCACCGGCATCGGCTCGGTCGGTCAGGGCGGCGGCTCCGGCTACGGCCGCACGTTCGCCCTGGGCATCATCGACGAGCTGCTCGTGATTGACCGCGAGCTGACCCGCGAGGAGATCGAGGCGACCTGGCTGCGCATAACGCGCTACCAGCCGCTCGGCTACCAGCTCATTCGCGAGATGCATGACCCCGGGTTCCCGCTGCCGACCGACCCGGGATCCGACGTCCAGATGGACCTCCGCATGGTCGGCAACGGCCTCGGCTACGCGGCGGCGCAAGCCGAGAGCGTGCGTGTGAACATTTTGCCACAGCGCGCCTTCGGCTCGGTGCTCGAGGACTGGGAAGAGGCCACCAGGGTCACGCCCCAGCCCTCGGACGGCATCGACGAGCGGCGAGCTCGCGTGGTCGCAAAGATCCGCCAGCGCCGCGGCTGCACGATCCCGGGCCTCCAGGATTCCCTGGTCGGCCTGCTCGGAGGCGCGGACGTCAGCCAGCTGCAGTTCCTGGCGTTCTCGGACACGTTCACCGACGCGTTCACCACGCTCGACCCATTACGGTGGGATGGCAACACAGTCGGCGGCTGGGCCGCAGTGTCGGGAGCGGCGCGCTCATCGCCGGCCGCCGGGACCTACACGTTCAACGGCACGACGCAGAGCTGGATCTACGCGCGCACAAGTGTGGCGGGTGAGGGCCGCGAGGCCCACATCCTGGCCAAGGTCGCGATGACCACGCCCCAGGCGAACCTCGAGACTGGGCTGTTCTTTGGGCAGGTCGGACTCGGCAACTACCTGCTCTTTGGGATGCGCGACGTGGCCGGCGTGTTCACGTTGATCGTGGAGCGCTTCCGCGCCAACGTCTCGCTAGGGGGCGCATCCGCGCTTCTGGGCGCCAACCCGGCGAACCTGTGGCTGCACATCTTCGACTTGCCGGGTAGCACGGCCTGGCAGTGCGAGTACTCGATCACGAGCGCGACCACCGGATTCATCGTGGTCGACTCCACGGCGTTCGCGGACCTCGATCCGCAATGGGCTGGCATGTACGTCCGGTCGATCGGGGCCACGGCCGGTGCCGCGCAAGTCAACGTCGACGACTTCACGCTGCGGGCCACATTCGGTACGAGCCCACTGAATGCTTACGTCCTGCTCGACCAAGCGCTCGGGTTCTCGCCTGACTCTTCGGGCGCGCAGTCGGTGATCTCGGCCATCCGACACGCGTTCACGCAGGCGGCGTTCATCACACGGCGGTCCTTTCTCTGTGACGATCTGCAGAGCGGATGCGACCTCGGGCCGCTGGGCGGCTACTGAAAGGCAACCATGGGACTCCTACCAACCGCACGCACCCTGACGTTCGTCCCCGGCGATCTGATTCCTTCAGCGATCCTGAACGAGATCGAAGACTGCATCATCGGCGCGAAGCATGGGCCTCTTGGGTTTGGATTCTTCCCCACGGCATGGGGCGGAACCGGGGCACCAACGCTGGTGGCCAATCCGGCGGCGTCCGGCACCGCCTACCCGGTTTGGAAGTTCACCGCGACGGCCCTCGCCTTTGCCGTGGTGCCAATTAGGATTGGATCCAGACTGACCAGCGGAAAAATCTCCCTATATGGAGATGGAGCGGTAGACGTAAATACGGTGTCTCTTTCCTACTTCCCCACCCCTGCGGCGCTAACGGCCGCCGAGATCGATGTGGCAATACTGGGAAGTACACTCAATATCCCCGCAAGTTGGCAATCATACACCATGGTCCAGTCTGCTCCGCAGATAGCGGCATCCGGTGGATTGGTACTCTTGATCGTGAGTTCGACAGGGGCAAATCTCCATGTGGGCATGGTTGAGCCGATCTGGGATCGGCTCTGAGTACTATCGAAATCCGGTCTGCACGTAGTTACGCGACACGCAATATCCCTCGAGCGCCATCGGCAGCGTGGCCAGGACGTCCTTGACCCACTCGGTTTCCGGTCCCCGGTCGGGCAGCCACTCCACGATGCGCCAGTAGCCGCCCATCGCAGCGACGCCGAGCGCGCCACCGGCGGCGAGCTCGTTCTGGCTTGGGTTATCCCCAAACATGGGATTCGACTCTGGTATCCCGTGGGCGACGGCCCACCGGGTCTGACGGGTGTCCATCACCTGAGCAGTGGCCCCCATGGCGACGACTGCCGCTCGGTATATGCGGTGCTGGCGCGCGGTACATCCGGCGAGCAGCACCAGAACAAGAAGCATCGTCCGCATGTCGGATAATGTGGCAACTGCATCACTTGATGTCAAGTGCATCACCGGATGCCAAACTTGTAGCGTAATGTTGCACCTCGTGAGGCGAGTTGCGTCCACCGAGCGGTACGTGTAACTCGGAAGTGATGGCCAGCGAGCGAGACGTGAGACGACGAACACCAGCCGGCGGGGTGCCGGCGCCTCCCGAGGAAGCGATCCAGGCGATCGCCCGGCGCCAACACGACACGATGCGCACCGCGTCATCGACGCTGACCCAGGTCGGGCACACCCTTGACCAGGTCGGCGCCCTCCGCGTGGAGCTGGGCGGTCGCATCGACGTCCTGGGCGAGCGGGTCAGCGAGCTCGCCGAGCGCACCGCGAACATGGACGGCAAGCTCGACGTGCTGGTCGACGTCAGCCGCGAGCGAGGCCAGATCCACGTGGCCTCGGTGCAGGCCACCATCGAGGTCGAGAAGACCGGCCAGCTCGCCACGATCGCGGAGCGCAAGGCGAGCGGCGAGCTGCGGAGAACCATGGTGCTCAAGCTGGCGACCGGCGTGGGGGCGGTGTGGGCCCTGGTCTCCGCGATGATCCTGGCCGGACGGTGCTGACCGGGGTTGTCGCTGTGCTTGGAGCGGTCGGCTGGGCGCTATGGTACCTGGCCTGCCGTGACGCCCAGAAGGCGCGCCAGGAGGCCCAGGATGCGACTTCGCGGGCCAGGATTGCGGAGACCGGGTCCCAGGCCGCCGACGCAGGGCGGGCCGCTGCGCTCTCCATGGCCGCCGCGGCAGAGGCGCAGTCCCGGATCGTATACACCGAGAACACCGCGCTGCGGCGGTCGCTGGCGGATGCGCTGGCTACGCGGCCCGGCGAGCAGGACGGCCGTAGACCGGACGATCTTTACGACTCGACGACTGGTCGCCTACGGACGTATCGGGCTCGCCGGCCGGACGAATGACTCCATAGCCCTTGAGACAAAATGCGCGCGGCACCCTGGTTCCGCCGAGCAGGAGGCACACCCGACACCATGGGATGCATTCGGGAAGATCCACCGGGAGCCTGAAGTAGACCGGTCGACTCCGGCCGATCTCCGGGCACCACTCGCCCTCGTCGTCGCGCCTCGCGCATCCGGCGCGAATCACCTTGGCCAGGTTCCCGTAGAACCTACGGGTTCCGCACTCTCCGAAGTCGCCGACCACCTCGTTGTACAGCTGCTCCTTGGTCTTGCCGATCGACGGATGGAGGTGCGCAACGATCGTCTCGCGCAGCGCATGAGCTTCGTCGTACATGCGCGCATGCGGATTCCGACTGCCTCGGAGCGCCATCACTCCACCTCATCGGCGAGTCGGCGAAGTCGCTCGTATGCGTTGAAGTCGATCACCCGGTCGAGGGCGAGCTTGAGCGCCTCGAGTAGCGCATCCCTGAGCTTGCTGACCTGCATCTCGCTCCTGTCCAGATCTATCGCGTTCTGGCAAGCGATCGCGGACCACGTCTCGCAGAGATCGCGATGAGCATCGCGGTCGTCGAGCGCCTTATGGGCGAGGTCGGTCAGGGTCTCGATCAGCTCCTGCAGCTCCTGGGCTGGGGTGGGTAGAGGGACCGGAGAGGCGTCCTGCGTCATGACGTGACTCGCTTCGCGACCAGCTGGATCGCGATCTCGATGGCGAGGGCCACCTCGGCCTCGGCGTCCCACAGGGGATTGCAGTTGGCGCGGTCCTGGGTTCCAAACGCGTTGCGCAGGCGTTCGAGGTCGACGGCTCGCTTGGCGCGATGAACGAGCCACTTGCGGCCGGCGTTCACGATCCCCGAGCACGCGCCGATCATCTGCCCCAGGTCGTTGATGGCGTGCGACTGGGACTCCAGCTCGCGCACGTCGCGCAGGTGGATCTCCTCGAGAACCTTGATGCGCTGCAGGGTCGATGCCTCGCACTTCTCCGGTGTGTGCTGCTCGAAACGCACCGTGGCGATCGCGCCGCCGGCGACGTAGCTCAGCTCTAGGATCGCCAGGCAGAGCGGGCAGCGCTTGCGGGTGACTGGCGTGGTGGTCATCACCATGGGTTCCTCTTTCCCCCGGTGATGTCGATCCGGTCTGAGATGCGGCGCTGGTACTGGCGGTTGGTCTCGCCTTCCCAGCGGCCGACGCCGAAGTCCGCGCCCCAGCGGTCCAGCTCGCGGGTCCGGGCGACGTGGCGAACCCAGCCGTAAAGCGCGACGAGGAGCGCGATCACCGCCGCCCAGATGCATGCGATGGCTGCGATCATGGGACCTCGATGACGTCGAGGGTGGCGATCTGGGCCTCCAGGTGAGCGAGGCCCGCCGGATCGATCGGCGGACTCCTGAATTCGTAGACCTCCACGGAGAGATCCTTGGCGAGCCGTACCGCGGCGCGCAGCTTCGCGATCAGCGCGAGCACGACCGGGGGCTGCAGCGCGAGGACGAGCGCCATCGGCAAGAGGTGACCGGCCGCATCGAGGTCCGACCTCGCCCAGGGCACAGCGAATTCGTCCGCCGCGGTCAGCGCTCTCGCCTCGAGCTGGTAGAGGAACTCGGCAAGCTCCATCTTGCCGCTCGCCAGGGGTCCCGTGACCGGCATCAGGATGGACTCGGGAAGCACCTCGAGTGAGTCCGCACGACCAACGACTCGGATGTCGCGGACGCGCGCGTGGTCGAGCTGCACCGCATGGTGGCCCTGGGGCACGTCGAGCTTGGCCAGAAGGCGTGTACGTATCTCGCTGGGCTTGAGGATGGCGTCGACCGCCGCGCGGCGCGCGGAGACGTCCGTGATGAAGCCCAGGCGGCCCTCGTGCTCGCCGCTGAGGACGCGAACCCGATCGCCGGGCTTCATCGGGCGTTCTCCAGGAGGGTGCGCGCGTATCGCCCCTCGGAGTCAGGCGGCCGATCGGTCTCTTCTGCGTCCCGTCGGATCTGGGCCTCGAGCTTGCGGAGTCGCGGGTAGCTCAGCACGGCGTGCTTGGCGTAGGCCCCAGCGCTGACCGGGATCCCCGTGTTGTTGATTTCTCGGCGGTCGGTCTGCAGCGCCGCCATCTCGTTGTCGTCGAAGCGGAGCGTGATGGGATGCCGCTCGCTTGTCTTCTTGTGTTTCTTTGGTGGCATGTGCGTACCGTAGATGCAGATTGCATCAAAGTCAACATGCTTGACTCAAGCGTGGCGAGTTGTCATCCTGATCGCGGTGGTTGTGGGTCGCCAACGCCCTGGACTGAACATCCGGGGCGTTGGTCTTCGGGGGTGGTAGGCTGGCGCATGTCCTACGTGCTGCCGCCCAACAACAACATCCGCATCCTGTGCGACCAGAACAACGTGGACGCGCAGCGCCGGGCGTTCGAGACCGACCTCGCGCTGCAGCTGCAGGATCAGAACAACACGCCGGGCGGCGGTGGACCGATCCGGGGCTGGGGCACGCGCGGCGGCCGACGCCGGTAGCTACTCGATCGTGATACGCACGCGCCGGCGAGCTCGCAGGATGAACGCGAGCGCTTCGAGGAAGTCCCCCATCGTGCCGGCGTCCGCGAGATCGATCTCGATGGTGTGCGGCCCGGATAGCAACGAGGAACCCGGTCGCGGGGTCTCGGGAGTCGGGATGCCGTCCTCGATCATAGACCCAGCGCCGCCGCTCGCCGGCGAATCTCGCTCGCGGTCTCATCGGTCTTCATGAACGGCGGAGAGGACCCGAGGTCGATCAGATCGATCACCGGAATCGGTTTGGTCATGCCCCGCGCATGCGCGATCTCGATGCGCATGTGCGGAGAGATGTGGTCGCCGACCACGATCAGGACATCGCAGCGCTCCATGATCTCCACCGCGTCGGTGATCATGGATGGACGATGCCAGATGTCGTCTACGGCCGCGATGTAGGCCATCGCCGGGAAACAGATCGCCCAGCGGGTGGCATCCTTAAGGAACCTGAACCACAGCATAGCATTCGCGAGGTTGTTGCCTCGCGCGGATCCCCAGTCGGCATCGCGCTCGCCGAGCGGATGGGTGAGGAATCCAACCGTCATGCGGCCAGCGTACCCGTTGCGCTCGTCCTTGGTTCGTGCAATGTGGACCGACATGAAGGCACCGCAGGATGCAGCTTGGTGGGCGGTGATCGTCCTGGGCACGGCCTGCGCCGTCACCCTCGTCGTGATGCAGGTGATTGCTATCCTTGGCTGAACCCGTGTAAACCGTGGATATGGACAACGGCAACGGATTCTGTGGTCAGGCGTGGTCGCTCACCGGCTCGACCGGGACCATGGCGGCGGCCCTTGCCGCCAACTCCCTGGTGTTCGCGATGGGCGCGGTCGCCGACGCGGCGCTGACGGTGAACCCGAACGTGCTGCGGCGCGGTCCCGTGGAGATCGAGGGCCTGCAGATGATCTTCACGGCGATCGTGGCCAGCGCAACGCCCATCGCCTCCGGCCGGGCGCTGCAGCTGTTCAGGGGCTCGAATAATGCCCAGGCCATGCCGACCGGGGGCACGGCACTGACCCCGCTGCCCAAGCGCACGAAGGACCAGGGGCTCGACACCGGACTCATCGGCGACGTGGCGCGCATTGGGGCGACCGCCGGGCTCACGGTCGGCGCGTTCACTCGCGGCACGGTTCCTCTGGCGACCTTCGATCTGGTCGGCGGCGGCGCGGCCGGAAACCGGCTGGTCTACGAGACCTGGGAGCTACTCAACGGCGCCGCGCTGTACCTGGACCCGGGCGAGATCCTCGTCGTGTCCAACCCGGCCGCGTTCGACGCGCTCCTGACCTGGCAGCTGACCGTGAACATCGACTACCGGCGCCGCGACAACCAGTAGTCAGTCGGTGAAGTGAGCGCATTGCTGCGCGTATCCCGTGTTTGCCCAACACCAACAGAGTTGCTGACTTTGCGGGCACGACGTCCAGGTCCAGCTTGTCCCGGATGGGGCATATGGGCAGCCCAGCTCAGCGCACGTCGGCGGCAGGTGTGAGCAATCGTGGCCGTCCTGGCATAGCTCGGGCGCGATGACAGATGGTCCGGCGGAGAGCTCAAGTGGTGGAAGGTCGTGGCACTCATAGTTCGCCAGCGTTCCGTCGGGATCCATGATGCCGTTGCACTCCTGGAAATCACACCACGCGACCGCAGTGAAGTCGTAGCAGTCAGCGCGAACAAAGTCCCATTCGTTCCAATTTCCCGTCGCCCAACAGCTGATCGCGTTGCAAGCGGCGACCGGGGTCGCGGTAATCGTGACTCCGTTTGTTGTCGCTGCGCGCTTCAGTTGGTTGACGGTGTATTGCTTGGGGTTTATGGGATGCCCGCCCGGACAGGTGTCCGGGTTGGGTGTACAGATGTCCTGTTCTCCGGTCGAGGCTGTGGTCACTTGTGTATAGGCGCATACGGTCAATAACAACGCGAGCAGTGTGGTCTTCATGTCCGTCTCCATTGGCTGTCAGCTACGGCGACCGCGAGTCATCTCGCGCAGCGCCGGTACTACCAAATCATGTAGAGACTACGCGCCAGCGGTCGCCGACGCGCTCGACGACGCCGGACTCTTCAAGCTCGCGCAGATAGGACGCCAGCTGGCTGCCACGGCCCACGCCGCGCACATCACGCACGACCTGGTTGGGTGCGCCGAGCACGCCGCCGGCCCGGATGGCCGCGAGGACCAGCGCCTTGCGCTTGGCGTCGCCGGCCTCGGCGCGCGAGCTGGACATCTCCGCGCGGATCTCCTGCTTGCTGCGCGCTGGCGTAGTCCGGTGCTTGTCCTTCTTCTCGGCCTCCTCGGCGGCCTTCGTCTCATTCGGCGTGGGCGGCAGGTGGCCCAGCTCGCTCCACACGCCGCCGGGCTTCGAGTACGACGAGCCGAGCTGCGTCTCGAGCCCGGTCCAGCGGCACTTCGCGAGCAGAGAGCGGCCCTCGAGCACCATCGCGTCGTCCTCTTTGTAGAGCTGCGACACGATCACGTTGCTGCAGACCTGTTGCATGATGCTGGACTCGGCAGCGGCGCCGATCGCGTCGGCGGCGCTGTCGATCTCGATCTTCCCGGTCAGGAGCTGCTGGCCGGACTTCGTGCCCTGCGCGAGGAGCAATCCCCATGACCGGGTCTCGAGCGCAATCTTCTCGAAACGCTTTCCGTAGCGGAGCATCTCGCCGCGGATGTTGTCGCTCTCGCAGATCAGCTGACCGATGTGGTCGACCACGAATAGCGGCGGCAACCGGTACACGCGCCAGACGATCTCGATCAGGTCGCGGATGGCGCCGATCTGCTGCTCGGGATCGTCGTACCGATCGCAGAAGTGCCACATGTCGGTGACGGCGGAGATCTGGTGCCGGATGCGTGACTCGGGCCAGCCGTCGAGCACCTGGTAGGCATGCTCGCCGTTCATGTTGCCCAGGATGCGCGAGATCAGCTGCTCCTTGCCCAGCTCGAGGTTGGCCCAGATGACCGGCAGGCCGGCGCCCGACACGGCCAGCGCGTGCTGCACTCCCCACTGCGTTTTGCCTCCGCCGATCGCGCCAACGAACGCGTTGCACTCGCCGACGTACGTCCGGCAGCGCCGGCCGAGTTCGGGCCAGGCCGGGCTCCACGGCTGCACCGGCATGCCGCGCATCTTGATCAGGTCTCCGACGACATCGATCGGCGAGACAAACTGATGCTTCTTCCCGTTCTTGCGGTTGAATGCCTCGACTTCCTTGGCCCACGCCTCGGACAGCTTCTCGTTCGGACGCATCGCCGGGAACGGGATCACGTTGTCCGGCGCGGGGTCGCCGCCGAATTCCTCCTCGGCGATCGTCACCAGTGCTCCTCGATCTCTTCCCGGGGAACGCGGTAGTTGCTCTCGATGCAGTCGATGCAGGCCTCGCGAACGGCGCCGACCTTCATCTCCATCATTTTGAAGTGCTGCGCCTTGCAGCGTGGGCACGTAAAGCGAACCAACCGAGCGGGAACGTCTGTGTGTGGAGGGCAGTAGCTCACGGATCCCACCCGAACCCGTCATCCGCGCGCAGGATCTTGACGAGCGCCGCGCGCGTGGCTGCCTGCACACCGGGCTCTCTTGATTCCCTCGGCCCGGCGACGTTGAGCGTGCGGATGCTGTGCTCGGTCAGCCAGAATCGAACGGCATCGATCGCGATCTGCCACAGCGGCAAGAACATGTGGAGATGAGGCTTGCCGATCCGGCGCGCCAGATTCGCGGTCAACATGGATCCGCTGTCGTGCGTTAGCTCGCCCAGCGACAGGATCAGCGTGCCGCCACTGACCTCGACGTTGGCGCGAGTCCTGACCCGGTACGCCGGGCTTCCGTTCTCCGTCATGCCGGTCCGGTACCAGAGCGGAATCTCGCCGTCCTCGGAACGCCAGCCCCAGGGCGCCCATCCTCCGCGCCTCAGGCCGAGGTCGTGCGCGGCCTCGAGCGCGCCCCGGTCGGCTCCGGTTTGTGCGCCGGAGATGATCGTCCGCACGCTGGTCATTTCTTGTGCTCGAACTTCTCGCAGCTCAGGTCGTGCGTGCCGTCGCCCCACACAAAGCGCGGGCAACAGGCGATATGTGGGTGATACGCGCGGCGCCGATTGCGGCGCAGTCGAAAAAAGTTCTCCGCGGTCTGCGCGGAGGTCTCGCGGCGAATCTTGCCGTTGCCGCTCATCGGTACGCGACCTCGTAGCGGCGCCGGCCGCGCAGGCGCGCACCGTCACTCGCGTTGCAGCTTCGACACGCGGCCTGCAGCTCGACGCCGGCGCGCCACTCGCGCCACTGCTTGCGGATGCGGTCGAGGAAGTTCAGGCGCCGGCCGCACCACGTGCGCCCGCGCGGGTGATCGATCTCGGCGTCCTCGAGCGCGACGAAGCGACCGCAGTGCGCGCAGCGGGCGTCGGGCGAGAGCACCTCGAGCAGCTGGATGCGAAGGTTGAGCGCGAGTTCGGAGCGGGTCACGCCGACCTCGCCGCACGAATCAGAGAACCGATGCGATAGCTGGTGTCGGTGGCCACGGGCCGCACGAACGCAACGCATCGACAGCGACCCGCCGCCCGCATCTCGCCCTCCATATTGCGCCCGACGCTCTCCGCTCGCTTCTCGGCCGCATAGACGTCCTCGTCGGCAACGATTGCCATACCGACGTCCGGCTCACCGAACATCTCTTTGTCCTGTAGCACGACGAGATACACCACGTTCATCGAAATCTCCGGCTGGACCGCATGGCGGCGCGCCATCCGGCGCGAAAGCCAAACTTGTAAGCCTGGCGCCATGCCGGATCCAGATCTCGATCCGATGCCCATTGCTTGAGCCAGGTTGCGAATGCCCGAACCCATCCCTCGGCGAGGCCCGGACTCATGCGGCACTCTCCATGTCCGTCCACCAGCGGACCATCTTCGTCGGGTCCATCCCGAAGCGCACGAGGTCGTTGAGGTCCTTCGCATTCATCGGATTGATCGCGGGGTCAGTCAGCGCCGCGTCGCACGGCAGCCAGCCCACGCGCTTGGGTCCGAGGATCTGGATCGCGCGCTTGCTCGCCGAGTTCACGTCCTCGTTGACTGAGCGGTCCGCGGCGGCGCCGATGCCGTCGTTCTGCTCGACGATTAGGAGCCGGCCGCCGGGGTAGTCGGCGAGCCCGCGCGCCGCGAGACCCGCGACGAGCGACAGCGAGCCGGCGTCGACCGCGCCCAGGATCTGGGCGTCGGGCCAGACGCAGAGCCCGGTCAGGTAGTCCAAGGCGCCCTCACAGACGACCACGGTACGCGACGGTCCAGGATCGATGCAATGTGGGTTGCCGTAGCATCCGATCAGCTGGCGCGGCCTGCCGCCCTCGGCGGGTCCAGTCGTGACGCCGCCCAGCATGCCGATGATCTTCGGCTGATCCGCACGCGGTTCGTATCGGCGCACACGGATGTCGACCAGCGCGCCATCGACGACGCTGCGCACGGGCAGCGCGATCCCGGGGAACGCGAACAGGTACGAGAGCGACTTGAGCTCGGGCGACTTGCATGCCTGCTCTGGCGTGATGCGCATCGGCGTTTCGCGCAGCTCCTCGAGCTTGCGGATGACAACCGGGTCGAGCTTGCGCTCGCGACCCAGGTAGAGGTCAGCGACACTGTGCCGACCGGGCTGCCCCCACTCCGTCGTGCGCGCAACCTCGTCCCACTTGTAGAGCCGATCCCACACCCACGCGGCGCGCTTGCGCGCGATCGCCACGCGCTCTTGCAGCGAGGGCACCGGCGGCAGCGGGGCACGCGCCTTGGGCGGCGGCCGATCGACGGCGCCAAAGCTCTCGTCGTCCTCGACACCGGCGATCGCGGCAGCGATCTCCAGGATGCGCGGGAAGTCGTTGCGCATGTCGAGCTTCTCACCGACCGCGATCAGCTTGAGAATGTCGCCGCCCTGGTCGCATGCCCAGCAGTGCCATTTTCCGTCATGCGCAATACCAAATGGCATTGATCCGGCGGCATGGTCGTCGGCGACAGCGCAGCGCTGCGAGCGCAACCAGCGCCCGCGCCACTGACCGACGATGCCAAAATGCTGAACGACGTCCTCGGCTCGCAGGGCGGCGAGGACTGCGGCGCGGTCGAGCGTCACTCGCTGGACCCGCCGGAACCGAACGCCTCCATGGGATCTTCGGCGAATGGCGGTGCCGAACGCGCTCCGTTGGTAGGCGGACAGAGAATGGCTCGGATTTCATCGAGCGCATGCAACCGAGCAACTGCGACTCGAGGTGTTGGCTCGCCGTCCAGTCGACTAAAAACCTCACTGATCCGCTTGAGCTTCTGTGCCGCCGTCTCGACCGCAGGCTTGCCGCTCGCCTCGCGTACCTTGTTCGTGACGGCGCGAGCGGTCGGCTTGTCTCCGGCGGCGGTGATCTGCGCGAGCTTGGCGACCTGCTCCGACCGGGGCATCTTCGCCAGCTTCGCGGCGGCATCGAGCGAGATGTCCGCGCCGACGCGACGCTGTAGCTTGGGCTCGAGCTGCAGGACGGCGAGGAGCTGCTTGCCGCGAGACGGGGCAATGCCGAGCCGCGTTGCGGCCTGCTCCTCTGTGGCGCCGTTGTTGACCAGTCGGGCGAGCGACTTGGCGTCGACGAGCGCGCTGTCGGATCCCGGTCGGCGCCGGTTCGCCGCGCGACTCACGCAGAACAGTTCGTCGGCCGTGCCGCGACGGACCACGCCGGGGATCTTGAGCTTGCGATCTTCGGCGTCCTTCACGCCCTCGGCCTTGCGGTCCTGCTCCCACAGCGGAGCCACGATGCGAGCAACGCGCGTCGTCGTGCGACCCTCGACGACCAGGATGCGGCCTCCGGGCTCGCGCCGGAAGATGATCGGCTTGTCGATGCCGTTCAGGCGCATGTACTGGATGTATTCGTCGTACCGCTCGGCCGCGAAGGCGTTGCTTTCGTGGTCGCACAGCTCGTGCTCTTGCTCGTCGGTGTCGTGCCCGACGATCGTCAGCTCGTGCGGCTCGAAGTACCAGAGGGTGCCGCGGGCGCCCACGTCGGCCTGACTCTTCTTCTTGGCGGGCTTCTTCACTTCGTCACCAGCCAGATAAACCACGTCCACAGCGCGGCAGTGAGCATCACGTGGTACGTGAGCCAATGCGTGTTCCTGGTGAGCATGCGCGCAATGAACGCGAGCCCGACCATGATGCACCACGCGAATAGGACCCATCCGCCGGCAGACAGATTGTGCAGGTTCACTTGACCACCTCGAATCTTCCGTTTTCGTTGCGCCGCACGTAGCCCTTGCTCTCGAGCGAGAGCAGGGCCGACCGCACGGCAGTGTTGGACTTCACGGGCCGGCACAGCGCCGCGAGCGCGTCACAGCTCGGCGGCTTGTCGCGGTGCCTGTACCAGTGCAGGAGCACGGCAAAGTACACCTGCTCCATCTTCGACATCGGCTCCCGCGCGGGCCGCGGCGGATTCGGGATCCTGGGTAGCGTTGCGGGCTTGGTCATCGAGTCGACACCTCTCCTCGGAGAGCATCCATAGCGGCAAGGACCAGGGAATCCAGGCGTTCGCGAGGAACCCTGACCGGGATCGGATCCCTTCCTCCTGTATCCGCGTAAATCAGAACATCCGTTGCGTCCGAACTGATCGCCATCATCTCGACGATTTTCAGACCGGCGCCGTCTTTCTTGCTACGCGGCTTCATGTCGCCTCTTGCGCTCCACGATGGAAGCGATGTCTTCTTGGCTCTTGCTCTCCATGCTAAGAAAGTAGTACACAGACTTTCAGCGGCCGTCAACCACCGCAACATGGAGCATCGAGATCGTGACCACGCAAAACGGACCAAGCACCGGAACCGACATGGTTCTTTCGCCGAGACAAGAAAAACTGCTCGCCATGCGCGACGACATGGGACCCGGCGCAATGCCGGCCGCGATCGTGCCGCGCAACTTCGCCGAGGCGCAGGCGATGTGCCAGGCACTCGCCGCCGCCGACCTCGTGCCGCGCGCGTTCCGCGGGAAACCGGTCGACATGCTGCTCGTCGTGATGACCGGGCTCGAGGTCGGACTTCCGCCGATGGCCTCGATGCGCCTCTATACGACCTGGGATGGCGTCGCCCGCCTGATGGCCGAGGGCGTTCGGGCGATCATCCTGCGCCACCCCGATATCGAATACTTCGAGCCGCAGTCCAGCTCGGACACCTCGGCGACGTGGGTCGCGAAGCGCCGCGGCCGGCCGGAGAAGTCCGCGACCTGGACGCACGAGCGCGCGAAGAAGGCCGGCCTCCTCGGAAAGGAGAACTGGATCAAGTACGAGGAGGACATGCTCAACGCGCGCGCGTCGATGCAGCTCGGCCGCATGATCGCGCCCGACGTGATGGCCGGCATGGTCTCCACCGAGGAGGCCCGCGACGGGGATTTCATCGAGGCAAGCTTCACCGAGCAGAAGGCGCCGGCGTTCGTTGCGGCTCCGCCTGTAGTGGTCGAGGCGCCCGCGCCGACCGAGCCGGCGAAGCGAGGACCGGGCCGCCCGCCGAAGGACAAGCTGGCGGACCCTACGCCGCCCCAGCCGTCAAGCGCTGGGTCTACGGCACCGGCGGCATCGTCTCCGACCTCGCCGACCGCCTCCGCCGCAAGCACGGAGCCCACGTCAACGCCGTCCAAGCTCGACGCAGCGATCAAGAACGTTGAGGAGAAGATGGCCGCGCGCCCTACGCCGCCCGCCTCGAGTACGGCGCCGTCTCCGTCCGCCGAGTCGGCCGGTGCCTCGATTGCACCGACAACCTCTGGTGTTGTCGCAGACGCCCCCGCGTCGCCCGCGGCCGATGATGGCTTCGGCGACGATCCGGTCGACTCGACGCCGGCGGCGGCGAAGCTCGGAGACTTCTACGCGTGGCTCTCCGAGTGCAAGACCCAGCGCGATCTCCAGGCGGGCCTCGGCAAGTGGCGGATGTGGTCGCAGGACCAGGCCAAGGCCGGCGACTCGTCGTTCAGCAAGAGCGGCGAGAACACCGTCGCGATGCAGACCGCTTACGGCAAGCGCAAGGGAGAAGTGCCGGCATGATCGATGACGTCGAAAAACTGTTCGAGCTTGAGGGGTCGCTTCGTCGCCATGCGATCGCCTACGCCGAGGTCAAATCGTGGCCGAACTCCAAGGCGCTGCGTGCGGCGGCGATCGCGTTCGGCTCCGCCGCGATCGAGGTCAACGGCGTCCTGGCCGAGAGCGACAGCCCCTCGCTCGCGAGTGCCCGCGCGGAGCGTGACCACGCGATTGACGAGCTGCAGCGCGCGAAGGTGCGCATTGCGGAACTCGAGACCGGAGGCGAGATATGAGTCGCGCCGTTCTGTACGTCGCCCACTGCTTGGCGCCGACCGAGGAGGAGATCTCGGACATTCCCTATGAAACCATTGAGCGAGGGCGCAGCGAATACGAGCCAGACATCGCACATCCAGTATCGGAGGTCGATCGCGTGAAGGCTGCGCTCAAGCTCAATCTCCAGCGCGCGATGCGATGGCTCGCGTGGCTGCGCAAGAGCTTCCCGGAGACCACGTTCATCGCGCCGTGGATCGCGAGCGTGCTGGCGGGTGACGACGACGCAGACCCGTCGCAGCGCGAGGCGGGTTTCGTCGACGCGTGCGCCACGATCGAGCGCTGCGACGGGATCGTGCTGTGCGGGCCGCGGATCTCGAGCGGGATGGACCGCGAGATGCGACATGGAACCCATCGGGTGATGGGCGGATCCGAGTGGTTCAGTTTGGCGCCTTCGATCGGGCAGATCCCGGAATTCCTCGTCTACGACATGACCGGGGACCGCGCGTACATGCCGAGCGACGTGGAACTGCGGACGGACCAGACGTGGGCCGAGTGGGCAAAGGCGCTGCGCGTATGACGCTGCAAGTAACCGGCTCCCGCGTTCACCGCGTCTGGAAGTGCCCGACCTCCGCTGTGCTGCCGCAGACCGAGAGCCAGGACGGCAAGCACGAACCTGCGCGCAACAAGGGCAAGGGCGTGCACGCGTTCCTCGAGCGCGTGAAGGCGATCGGCAAGCCGGCCGCGATCGCCGAGGCGCCCAAGGAGATCGTGCCGCTGCTCGAGGCGCTCGATCTGGATGATCTCCCGGTCGGCCTGGCTTGCGAGGTCGCGACCGCGTGGAATTGGCGCGCGGACACGGCGCGCGAGCTCGGACGCAGCCCGGACCTTCCGCGCCGGCCGGACGGCGGCGTCGACTACGACGCGCTCGGCGTCGACTGGTCGTGCGAGGTGCCGGGCACGTACGACGTGGTGGGCGTGCAGGAGAGCGAAGGAAGGACCATCAAGAGCGACACATGGACCCCGGGCGATCTCCTTGAGCCGTTCCGGCGCGGCTACCTGGGCGACTACAAATCCGGGCACGTGAAGTACCCCGCGCCGGACATGTACGGCCAGACTCTGCTCGGCGCGCTATGCGTGCGAGCGCTCTACGGCTGCGACGATGTGGTCGTCGAGCTGATCCACATCCACGACAACGGCGGCCACCACAAGGCGCGGCGGACTGTCAACGAGTGGGACCTCGACGTGTTCGCGCGCGAGCTCGCAGAGGCGATGCGCGCCATCACGGATCCGGTCGTGGTCAACGGCGTAGAGGAATGGCTGGAGGACGGCGGAGAGAGCCCGCTTCCGTCTGCTCCGGCGCCGCGCGAAGGGCCACACTGCGACTACTGCCCGGCGTTCCGCGCCTGCCCTGCGAAGATGGCCCTCGTGCGCCAGCTGCCGGAGAAGCTGTACGAGCTGGGGGTCCGACCGGGAACGCTGCCGGACAAGAACGGCGTCGAGCAGCACGCGCTCGTGCTCACGCCAGGCGTGCTCAGCGTGCGCAACGCGGCCGAAGCCTGGATGGCGCTCGAGGCCATCGAGGCGGTTGTCGACCGGGCCAAGCAGGAGATCTGTTCGATCGGGGCGTTCGAGGAGATCCCGTTGCCCGACGGCCGCGTGATCGGCCTCCTCCACACCGAGCGCCGCGGCGTCAACGGGCAGCTGGCCGCCGAGCTGCTCGAGAAGCGCTACGGGCGCGAGGAGCGCGACAAGCGGGTCGAGATCAGCGTCACCCTCTCGGCGATGTACGCGGCCTGCAGGGCGCACATCAAGGAAGGCGAGAAGATGGAGCGCAAGGACAAGACCGGCGCCTACGACAAGCTGATCGACGAGCTGGACCGGCTTGGCGGGATCGAGCTGTCGACCACCGATGCAGTCAAGCCGCACGTGCCGAAGAAGAAACGACTGCCGAGTGGTTAGAGCGCCTGCCTCGGCGCACCCGTGAGCGCCAGAGTCGCGGCGCCGGCGCTCTGCACGACCCGGCAGTAGTCGCCGCCGCGCGCCATCGTGACAAGCTTCCAGGGCTGGACGTCGACCAGGGTGACCGACAGCCCGAGCGCCTGATTGAGCGAGCCGGCCGCGTCGTCGACCACCGTGGTTGGCGTCGCGTTGGAATCGCAGCGCAGCTCGACCGTGTAGGCTTGGCCGCCGATCAGGGTCGAGGTCATGCTCGCGGTGCCGCGCACGACGACCAGGGACGGCCGCGTGGCGTGGATCTGCACGCCCGAGCCGCCGATGGTCATGCCCGAGCTGGACGGTGCAGCCGGCAGCGCCAGGTACGACGGCGTGAGACCGTCGACGTAGGACTCGAGCGCGTAGCCCACGGCGGCCACCGTGTCGGCGATGATCGTGGTCGGCTGGTACTGGCCGACGCCGGTGCCGAGCGCGATGCTGGTGAACGTCCGGGTCGGAATGTACCCGGGGGTTCCGTTGTCCGCCCACGTCGATCCGTCCGTGTGGGCCACCAGGTTGATCGTCGAGCCCGAGACGATGCTGGCGACGGTGCCGGGGAAATACTGGCTGGTCCCGGTACGGAGAACGACCTGCTCGCCTACCACAGGCGACGCGAGGGCGGCAGATGCTACAGACAAAACGAAGAAAATCGCAAGGACGTGCTTCATTAGTGTTAGGTACGACTAACTCGTACCAATAACCAGCACAGTCTGACCTGGGCGAGGCCGCTACAGATTGTTGCGCGCCGCGAGATACGACTGCAAACGCGCACAAGCTCGAGCCTTGCGCTCCGGGTCCGGGATGAGCGCGGTCGCCGCCTCGCGCAGGAGCCACTCGAGCCGCGCGGTGCCGTCGCGATGGACCAGCGCCGCCGAGGAGGCCAGCCAGGAGGCGCGCCGGCCGCGGCGACGAGAGCCGCCGATCTTCACAGGCGCCCATGACCGGGATGCGGAGCCGCCGGGACGAACACCATGGACGTGGCGAGGCAGGAATTCCAATGCGTCTCGACGAGAATGAGGGTGCCGTGGGGCATCCGATGCTCGTAGGTCTTGACGAGGTGATCGTCGTGGTCCTGCTCGACGACTGTCCAGTACGGATCTTCGCTCACGTCAGCCCCCTCGGCCCTCGCGCGCGCCACGCGGCAACCTGGTCGCGGTAGGGCAGCTCGAGCGCGGTCAACCAGATGGCGGTCGGGCCCGAGTAGGGCGCCGGTCCGATGATCCAGCGCTCGCCCAGGGCGATCGAGTCCGCGATGATCTCAGTGCGGGCGCCATGGGTGAACCCGATGGTGACCGGGAAGCGGTCAACCACCAGCTGGGGCGGTGCGGGCATGCGTGTGGTGTCGTCGTACACGCGCGTGATGACGCGCGGCACGCCCGGGTTGGCCGGCAGGTCGACGATCTCAACGTCGGCCTCGTAGTCGTACAGCTTCGGAAGGGCGGTCATGGGTGTGTGCCTCTCGGGTTGACACTATAAAACTAGCACGCTATTTGACTAGCAGTCAACGGTCACGCGATCGGGCGCAAGGAACGTGATGGCCGACTCATCGTGATGCCGGGTCGCTGCCCCTGGGTAACGGTGGCCACATGCGGAAAACCACCAAGCTGATTCTCGATCGCGAAACCCTCCGGTCTCTGGAGACAGTCAGAATGCAGGAGGTGCGCGGAGGGTCCCCCGACGCGAGCCAAAACACCGACTGTGCTACTGGAAGCACTCAAGCTCCGTACGCGTGTCCATCCGACGCGTGCCCGACGATGGGCCCGTGCGATCTCAGCTTCGGTCCCTGCGTCTAGCAGCGGGCCGCGCGCGCCGCGACGAGGTGCTCCTCGACCCGCCGACGCAGATGGCGCAGCCCGGAGATCTGCAGCGGCTCCATCTCATTGCGCGCCAGCTCGACATCGCACAGCGCCAACAGAGCCTCGAGTTCGATCGCGTCGAGTGGTCGGAGCATCAGCGAGTCCTCTCCGCGATCTCGGCGCGTGTGGTGCGCCAGTCGTCCAGAACGCGCTCGATGCCAGCGATGGCGCGAGCGTGGTTGATGTCGCAGACGGTGGAGGCCAGGCGGATGAGCGCCCCGACCTGGCCGTGAAAGCTCGCGCGCATCGCCGGCGGCAGGAACGTCACGGCGTCCGAGAGCTGGCGGTGAAGCGCGACGAGAAAGTCGTGGTCCCCGTCGCCGCGCGGCGACCCCACGACGAAGCCATCGATCATGCCGGAGACGCCCACCACGGCGCGTACGCGCTCGATGGGTAGGGCGTTGTCGGCCGCGATTCGAGCGCGGGCCTCGTTTGCCTTGATGACGTCACTGGGTACCTGAAACTCGCGGGCGGCTTTCATGATTCTGTTGATTTCGTCGCTCATGTCACTCTCACTTTGACTTGTGCAAACAAGCACATGGTTTGGTTGACGATCCGAGGTCGGTCGAGAATCCGAATTGGTACTCGGATGCCCTGCGGGCCACGGGTCAGTGCCAGTCCAGGACCACCATGGTGTCGGGCGGCAGCGCGGTCACATACGACGACACGGGGTGCGCCGCGTAGTGTTTCCTCAGGATGGGTCCGAGGACGTCGGCGCGCAGCCAGGTGTACAGATCGCCGTATGGATCGCGGTCCAACCTGCCGTAGGTCGGCGAGCCGGCGTGGCTACCATTGGGGATTCTCCCGCCCAGATGCGACGTGATGTCGTGGCCGACCGGGAGATGGGTCGGATTCGCGTCACGGATGTCCTCGAACATCTCGTAGTCTCGAGGTGGGTTGAGAATGGTGTGGCAATTGCCAGCGGTGCCAGTGTATCGCCACGCGTCCACCGGAAGGAGTCGAAGATCTATCCCCATGGCTACGGCTCCTCGCATTCGCCGTCGTTGTCCTCAGGCGCGAGGTCGTGGTCGTCGAGGCAGTCCTGGTAGTCCTGCAGGGCCTCGATGCGGGCTCGCGATGGCTGGGGGTTGGGTGCGGGCCAGATGCCGGAAAGCATCAGGCGGAGGAGGGCGTGAGTGATCACTGGGCACCTCGCTCCGCCTGCCACTCGAGGATCCAGCCCTCGACGATCTTGGCCACCGGGTTGATGCTCGGCAGGTGGCCGGGCGAGATCGCCATGAACAGGCGCTCCGATGCGCTCGAGCTGTCAGGCTGCAGCACATCGACCTCGCCCAGCTCGCGGTAGTCGCAGTGCCGCACGTTGGCGATCGTGCCCTTGAGGCAGGCGCACTCGCCCTCGTAGTGCGAGCCATCGATGCGGCCCTCGCGGAGTGCGAGCAAGAGCCCGGCGACCTCGTTCGGAGCGGCGTCGAGGACGGCGCGAAAGTCCGCTTTGGCGCGGGTGAGGTCGGCGCCGGTGAGGTTGGCGTCGGTGAGGTCGGCGCGGGCGAGGCGGGCGTCGGTGAGGTCGGCGCCGGTGAGGTCGGCGCGGGCGAGGTCGGCGCCGGTGAGGTCGGCGCCGGTGAGGTTGGCGTCGGTGAGGTCGGCGCGGGCGAGGCGGGCGCCGGTGAGGTTGGCGCGGGTGAGGTTGGCGCGGGTGAGGTCGGCGCCGGTGAGGTCGGCGCCGGTGAGGTCGGCGCCGGTGAGGTTGGCGTCGGTGAGGTCGGCGCGGGCGAGGCGGGCGTCGGTGAGGCGGGCGCCGGTGAGGTT